TTCACTCCCCTCTATTAAGTATCGGCAGGGAACACCCCGTACTGTTTCGGTATTGGCGTTCCCTTTTATCGTGTATTGTGTAATTCTTAAAAATTGTGTAGTTATGAAATGTAATGTAACAAGCTTTGTTAAAGTTGAGAGAGAAAACGAAATGCCGTACTTTATTATTAAAGCAACGGGTGTTGAAGGTGATGAGAGCGCAAACGTAGTAGATGAGGACGGCTGTATTAATCCGTTCGCTATGATGTCAAGGCGTTTTAACTTTACAAAAACACTATTTCCGTCAACGGACAAACAAGTAGAGCAATTAGAAAAACTCTATGAGGTAGACGAAGAGGGGAAAGTGGTTAAGGGTGCGCCAATACGGTTAATGTCGGTATCTTGGGCAACGGGTACGGAGTTCTACATTCGCAAAGAGGGCTCTGTTACGGGAGTCTATGAAACAGAGGAAGAAGTAACGGAGAAGGTTGTTCGTAATGGCAAAACCATTGAAGTGACTAAAACGAAGTACATACCGAAAGTGTTTAAAAGTGTTAATTTAACACTGTTTGAAAATGCTGATGGTACATGCGCCGAAAACGGTGGAAATGCTGATGCCTTATGCAAAAGGACTTTTGAAAGGGGGCTTGAATCAGGTGCATATATTCCATGCGAAACTGCAAACGACATTACTGAGGTAATCGCTTAATATATGGCGATTCTATCCAACAAGCACGGTCTACAGATTATGTAGACTTTGCTTGCTTTGCAAATCAACATTTATTATCAACATAACAACTTTGCCTATGTATTCATTAATACACGGACTATTGAACATTGTATCTTTCCTATTTTGTTATTTTGCTATAGGAGAGATTAATGGTTTAATCTTTTATCTCGTCTTTAATGTATTTCACATTCTATATCTTACTTTAAGATTAGATGATGAGTAAGAGAACAAAAGTAAGTATTTTATCACACCTACCTGACTAGAATTCAGGAGTGGACGGCCTCTGATAAATAACTTACTAAAAAACTCAATAACATCCCAAGACATTGAGAGCACCAGTTTCTTAGTTGTTTGTCCTTGTCAGACAAATGTAATAGATTGCAGTTGCATGCAAGATTCTAAGTTTTAGGTGTAAAATGCATTCTATCTCTTTCAACTGCATCAGAAGAAGAGAATAGATAAAACGTGAGTGCAACGTTATCACTTTGATGCACTATGTTATAATTTAATAATTATAGCAGGCTCTTCTAATTAGCCATCTACGCGGTAATAGAAAATATGAAATCTGAGAATCGCAAACTCGCTCAGAGAGTAAGAAGTAGCATGTATGCATAATGGTCGAATGTATATATGAACAAAGACCAAAAAAACGAGCAACCAACGTGAAAAACCAATGGTGTAAAATAATGCTCCAGATATCTGTTGATTACTTGGAATATCTTATTTAAAACCTATGAATTTTAAATTAAGTAGGAGTTGCCAAGAGTAAGACACTTGAACAATAAGTCTAGCTGATAAGTAAGTTCTTCATAAGAGAACATTTCCATTACGAATTCAGTCGCAAATTGTAGAATTAGCTACTCTACAATTTAGTGAACGTTAGTAACGTTGTAATATAATATAGTCTTTGGAAGGATTATAGTGTATTACTAAATAACTCCTCTTCTTATTCTAGATATATAAGAAGAGGGCTGTCGTATCTGTAGATACCTGATGAGTCTTTGAAAATTAAGACGAAACAGCAATCATTAACTAAATAAATAATCATATGGGTAGAGACACAAAATTAGGTATGTTGTCAGTAATAATCACAATGATAGTATTATACCTATCTATATGGTTATTTAGCTAAGACATACAGATTTATTTCGCAAAGTAATTATTCTATGAAATGCAAATTATCCTCATATGTTGTGAAACATAATTTAACCACGTTAAAGTATAATAATATAAGTTAGGTATGCCCTTATAAAGACTTAGGTAGCGCTAAGGACTATATTATTATACTTCTTTTCTTAATGCAACTACATCTCTCGTAAGCAATAACCGTGACAAGTCGGGGAGAGAACACATTTGAGTTTATGTGTCAAGAATGCAGAGTCAAGAATACTATATGAAACTTGCTGGAGATGGGTAATGCACAACCGTCAAGAGTGTGAAGTATAGTATAATCCACGTGGTAGATGCAGTTGTAGGTTCCAACTGGTGCACATCTTATTAGAGACAGCAACCAAGCTTGAAGTAAGCAGAGCGAAGATAGAAGCTATACCTCGATAGGCTTAATGAGGTGCTTAACAGTCTGACACTAACTGAACAATAAGTGTCTATTTTTTTAAGTATCAAAGAATATGTTGGGCAACGTGTGGTGACGCTATTACTTAGGGAGTAGGCCTGTAACAGTACAGCTCGACTAAGGAAATGTTTTCAAGCGCGAATGAGACATATTCTTCAAAATAGAGTAAGAGAAAATGAGGTCTTATATCAGACAGCTCTTAGCATAGCTTATAGTGGTGTTTTCCATAACTATATTAATGCGCTTACTCTATTATTTTTATTGCATTAACTAACAAATAAATAATATCAAATTATGAAGAAAATAACTTGTATTCAGCAGTATGTAATAGATAATCTTATTGAAGATGAGAAATTATCTACAAACAATCTATTAGATGCAGTTTCTAAAGTATGTTCAAAGGAACAGTTTGATAATATACTATCTATTCTTATTGAAACACCTATTCCTTGTACAGATGTACCTGAATTGGAGCATACTAAGGCTATTACGCGAACAGAGATAGATGAAATTGCAAAAAAATTAAAACCATATGGTATAATTATACCATAACAATATATTATTCATAAGTTAATGCAGTAATATTTACTGCATCTATACTGTGAGAATCAGTATCAACTTTGTGGGGCTTATATTTAGACAATGTATGATAATAGTTGCAAATGTTATTATATAATTTAATATTAGTGCAGATGAAATCAAAGATAGTTCGTATTTGCGGTATTGCGGGATACGAACAAGTCAAGTCATTATAAGACTGGGTAGCGTAATACAAAAAATCCTAGCTGACCTGTAGCTAGGTATCTTTAAGGTGAGAATCCTTAACAATCCTGTGGGGCTTATATCTATCAAAAGAACTTACAGCAGCTTTTATATTAGCTTAGCTGGACTTTATGATGGTATTAGTGCAGACGTTAAAATCAGGAACAACTACATCATTACTAACAATATTATCGGTCACAAGTCTAACAGCAGTGTGATGTAGCCAAGTTTGCCCGTCCTTAGATTTATAGTATGAGCCATTTGTTTATTTAATCATCGTTTCATTCTTAATTGCACAGATTGATTAATTAAGCATAACAGTAAGCGTACTGTTGTCAGTATATTTATATGTGAATATAGATATACTGATTGCACTCAAAAGCTGGCCTTCACGTGGCGAGTGTGTTAAGTAGGTCCAATAAATCTTCCAGTTTTACCTACGAACTAACAGCTACATTTTATTTGTTTAACCAATAATTTTTATGATATGGACAAAGAAACAAAGATTTATAATAGTATAGAATACTATAATAATCAATTAATTACTCTAAATAAAGAAGTAGAGAATTATAGGCATTTAATTAATCTTTTAGAAGAAAAGATACAATTACAGAAACGTATAGAAACTATTGATAAACAAATAGATGAACTTAATGCCCAGATGTTGAAATAGGTAGACAATCCACACTTAAACTGTGGTGACCATTTGGTCGTGCGGGTTCGACTCCCGCTCTGGGTACAATTAGTAATTAACATTAAAATCAATTTATGATAAAAGTAATTAAATATTATGAACTAAATCGAATTAGTAGAGTATTAGTAATAGCAATAATAACATATATTGTTGGTATTCTAATTAAAAGAGAATACGAAGAGTCCAAAACTGTATATAATTTTGTAGATTTACAAATGAAGTACAAGAATTATATATTAGTCAATAAAGAGAGAAGTATTACTAATGATGAAGAATATAAGTTCACATTACGTAATCCTATTACAAACCAAAATAGTACTGTATATGTAAAGTACTATCTATATCATCACGTATATTTTGTTGGAGATACTATAAAGTAACATTTTAATCAATAAAAGTATGAAAAGAGAAGAAATTAAAACTTACAAAGATGCTTGTAAAGTAATAGGTAGAAAGCCTAGAACTTATAAGGATAAGCATTTAAATCTGTACGAACAGCTTAGTACAATTATAGCTGCTCTGAATTTCATTAGTAATGATAATAAACCTTGGATACCTAAGTTCGATTATTATTACATCTATTCTTGGTTATACAGAAAAGATGGATATAATAAATCTGCGGGTTTGTTCGGTTTGCATTCTGGCGTTGGGTTGGACTCTTCCGGTGCTGGTGTCGGGACTTCTCTGAAGATAAAAGAAAGAGGAGATGGAAATTACATAATGGAAAACTTTAAAGAACTACTCCAAGATTGGTTTTGGGGAGATTAATTACTAATTTTAAAACATTATCAAAATGGAAAATGATTTGATGGCGAGACCTAAACCGCCAAGAATAATAGTTTGGGTAGTATTAATAACTCTTGCCTTAATAGGCATGATGGGAGCAATAATTTACGCAGAGCGTGAAAACATTGCTAATTTCTTAAATGGTGTGAACCAAGAAGAAGTACAAGAAGATCCTCAAGTTATCATTGAGGAACCTGTAACAACAATACAGGATATTCTCGATATGAGAGAGCAAATGAGAGAAGATAGAAGGATTGATAGTGTATTTTTAGCTATGCCAAAGGTAGTACTAATTGATATTTTGATGCAACATGGTACATCGCTGTCTATAAAAGACATGATTTACATATATGAATCAAACATATCAACGTACAACACAGTGTTATCTGGAGCAAGAGCTCAAAAATATCTTGATGACTCTATACAAACTCATGTTATATCAACGGTTGTAAACGACTCTATTCAGAATTAAAACCAAACCTTCTTTCTGTTTTAAATGAATATTAGAGTCTAGTATACTCAGTCTGTGAAGATAGAGTATACGTCCTCAGAAAATGACAAGCATGTGGGGCGTAAGTATATACAGCAAGGTTATCGTTTATCCTCATTTATACAGGTTAATTGCGCAACTGTAAAAAACGGGATTGATAGAATAAATGGTATATATGATCGTGCGGACGTTAAAATCATGTACTCCAATAAGATTTAGTTTGACAGCTATTTCTGCTTACGAGTTAAAACTATAGTGAGAGTCATAGTAAGTAACGATTGTAGTCGTTTATCTTTGTCTTATAACAAATGCTATAAACTAAGTTGGCACTAACTTAATTAAATCCTGAGTGCCCAGGCGTCATTATTAACAATTTAAATTTTTTAGAAACATGAAAAAGATTGGAGATTTTTTATTTGTAGAGCAATGCTTTATAGATACTGAAGAAACAAAAACTGCGGTAGTCAATATTAATTATATTGACAGCATAACTCAGAGCTGCAATGACAAACTTGGAGACATTGTAGTCATAGAGACAGATAATACAAGAATTATCTGTAAAGATCCAGAGAATTTCTTTACTGAGTTTGAGAATCTAATTTCAGATGAAGAAGAATGGTAGTCAATAAAGTAAAAGAGGGCCGTAAATTAACTGAAATAAAATTCAGTAACGACCACTATCTTGCAAATCTATTAGCTACTACTAAAATACTTGGTATATCGTTAGAACGAGCTAAAAAGCTATGTAGAACAGTACCGGGTAGAAGAGTAGAGGTTAATCCGCCTGTTGAGATTATCAGTAAATTAAATACTGATAAACTGTTCGAAGAATTAGAAGAATACGAAATAGAAGTATCTATTAGTATTCCCAGTAAATAACTTATCAAAAGTAAAATATGAAAGCAATTATTATTACATTTAAAGGAGAAATAAAAGATGAACATACACTAGTAACATCTTTAGCATCAAATATAGCAACCAATACAGATGCTAAGAACGTAGATGTAAGTATCTTATCAGATGAAGATGTGATGAGTGCTATGGTAGCTAAATGTTTAACTCCGACTGATACAGCAGTAGATAGACCATCTAATCCACAAATACCAGTAATAAGAGACTTCTGTAAGAAGATTATTGCATCTATTGGTTCACCTGTACTTAAAACACGAGAGCTATTAAACTCAGAACTATGTAAGTTCTTAGTGCAACAGAATCGTGAAGTTATTAGTGTTCCAGTAAGTATTATTGCTAAAGTAAATACTACTTCTGCATATTACGAACATCGTAAAGTACTAAAGGAATACGGTTTATCCGCATTACCTGAGTTATTACGAGATATTAATCCTCTATTTAAATTTTACTAGTATGGCAAAGAAGAATAATGAAGAACCTCCAAAGGAATTCAAAAAGAAGCCAAAACATAAGAAAATGGAGCCTTATAATCGTAAGAAAGCATGGAAGTAAACAATGATTGTCCTACACTTGATAATCATATCAACTGTAGTGAATGTACTCATGAGTGTAAACTCAGAATGCAACCAAAGAATAGTAAAGAAGTAGAGGTTCCGCCAGAGTCTCTACTTAATACTATATATTACTAATTTAAATTGTTAGTAAAATGGTGGATTCAGTCAACCTAAAGAACTATTTATAGCCAAATCCCTAATGGAAGTTTAGCAGTTACTAAACTGCTATTCAAGAGTACAATGGACTATACAATGGTCAACCAATTTATTGGTCAGTGATGAAGGAAACGGGTTACCTATGAATAAGAGATACAAATAAATAGGATAGTTCTTTTTAATCATTACTTAAATTTATCAAAAAAATATGAGTAAAACAAAACGTATAAAAGCTCTAAAAGAATTTATAGAGCTAGAAAAATTGAACAAAGAGCCAGTACAAGAATATATTGACTGGGCTGAAGAGGAAATAGCTAAACTTGAAGCATACTTAAAGAAAGAGCATCAAAGAGTAACTAATTACCTTATTCTTACATCTATAAATCGTAAGAAACGAGAGACAGCTTATGAAAATCGTAAGCTGATAAAAGCAGGTGAAAGAGAAAGTTATCGTCAACGTAAAATTCGATTAAATCGAGAGCGTAGACAAGCACTTAAAACTGCTTAAGATGTCATATTATATGACTAACATAGTTATTACTCCTACTCTATACGAGGAGAAAAGATTAGAAGCTATATCGTATTTTAATAGATGTAGTAGAGAAGCAGCACTAAAAATTCATAAAAAGAATAAGTATAAAGATATCAAATTAAGGCTAAATATTATAGCAGTAGCTATAATAGAAGCTAAAAAGAGATATTTTGACGACTGTTCTTTTATTAAGATTATATTATAGTGTTAAATAAATTTATTGTTAAATCAATTAAACTGTATTCAAAATGGCAGAAAAGAAAATGAACATCCTCTTAGAGGAGGTAAACGGAGAAAACATCCAAGATGTAATCGCTAACTCTAGTAAAGTAACTGAAGACATTGCTACCAAGGCAGCTGAGAAGATTGCTGAACGTCGCAAAGAGAAGCTAACTAATGAGTTAGTTGCTATTGTACAGAAATGTGAATTTACAGTATCTTCCGCAGTACTGCAGGTTCGCCGTTCTAATCGTACAAACCAACGTATTAAAACCTACCTGAAGGAATTATCTGCACTTGCTGAAGATATCAAGAGTGGAAATAAACCTGTGTCCGCATGGGATAAAGAAGCTCGCGAGATGAAGAAGCAGTACGATAAAGACCTTATTGAAATCGGTAAGAGTATTGACGAATCTCAAAAAGAACTGCGTGATATCTTCCCGGATTCCTGGCAGTGGACATACGATGAGTTAGTACCCGGTGTAAATCGTCGCTAACTCAAAACAAACAAAATAAAAGAGGTTCCAAGCTTAGAATCTTTGAATCAATAGCTATAGTATGTGAGTCGGAAATAGTTCTTTTGAACTCTAGGGCCTGAGGCATACAAGGACCTGAATTAACAGGTCTCATACAGAATTTTAAATCAGTTATGGGGAACTACCGTGAACTACTGATCATAAGTCTGAGATCGCGACAATAAGATTGTCCTCTAGAGATAGAGAAACGCCTTAGTCGTGACATCAAGTTTAGACTGAATAATATGAATCTTTGAATCGCTTAAAGTATCTATACTTTAACTATTATTCGTGTATTATCAAGATCAGTATAAGAGAACTAACCATTCTCAAGACCATAGGGTATATGACTTTGGTCGGTCATATACCCACAATAGAGTAGGTATAATACCGAACTGTAAAAAGAATTGACTGTTAGGTCTATTTATGCCTTCAGGTGACCGCGGGGCAGTACCGCGCACATCCACTAAAAAAATATAATAAGGGTGTGAAATAGTATTGAACCGTTGAAACAGAATAGAATAGGTCAATAAGCAGATAACTGGCAATACAAGTTATGTAATGGACTACACTGGTATCGCAGCGTGATAACAGAGTCCAACGGCTAAGCTAATGTCGTAGAAAGCTGGAGCATATCAGGCTAGATCAGACGTAGGGGCTGTGAAGGGTTCGATTCCCTTCAATGCTACAATATTAAGTTTAATCAATAAATTAATTTGAAATGGGATTAATGAATTTTATTAGACAGAATCTTCCAGAATCATGGGAGAAAGCTGCAACAGAGATGAGAATGAAGACTGAATTAATAACTCGTCTTCATAATGTAGTACCTCGTGCTTATAAGAATAAGTATCACTACAAAGAAGGTATATCTTATATTAGAAGAGTGTTCAATACTAAATGTGACATAATACATTTAGTAGATGCTACTGATATAGATATCACTAAATGGAATGAATTAAGTAGTAAAATAAAAGAATACGAATATCAATGCGTGTAAGATATTTTGCTTGGTTTGACTCTAAACATGAAAGAACAGAGTTCATTAACTTGCTCAGATCAGCTAAGTCTGATATTGATGCAGTTAATAAAGTGATGCAAAAGTATCCAGAATTAACTTTATCAGAAGTATCTGGAATAGTAAATAACTTTAAAAAAGAAATTAATCAACCATGAGACTCAATCATCCTGGTATCTACAGAATTGTAGGTGAAAACTTTGAGCTTCTTGCCAATATAATTGGAGAAGTTCCTTGTATGAGAATTACTTCTGCACTATTAGTTAATGACTTAGTACAGAAAGGAGAATTCACTATACTTCCTGAAGACTCTATTGAAATTCAGAGTGTATTAGCAAATCCTGACAAATTTGTTTTTCTAGAGTATGAATACTCGGAAATATGTTCATTACCATCTTATCGTCAATCGATACATGGTACAAAAATGCCTAATATAACTGATGAACAGTTAAAGACATTTACTAATAAATACCTTGAAGATATTGGAATATATGGGAGAGGTGTAGCTGCAACTAAAGCTTATATATTAGAAACTACAGGCTGGTCATTAGCACAAATTAATGTAGTACTGATGAAAATAGCTAAAAGAGTAAAGCAGCAATATGTTAATTTATAGTTTGACAAACCATATATATACCACTTGGGGAGTTAAGTATAGTTCATTTAACTGGCGACCTGAGTGGTATACCTTTTTAAGAATACAAAAAAGGGAATTAAATGAATTAGAGTTTCATAAGTCTTTTAAGATACAAACTGTAAAATACTTAGTATCTTGGTTCGATACCCAAATACTACAGAAAATAGGAGTAGATAAAGATTTAACTTTAAAAGTACGTATAAGAATATTATGTGGATTAATCAATAATACTCCTACTAGTGTACTTACTAGACCTATGAAGATAGAATTCATGGAATGCATATGGGATACTTATAATAAATTCTACAAAGATTGGTATGAATATTATTGTAGGAATATACTAGAATTGCCATTTTAAGCTTATAGAGGTTTGATCGCCTCTATAAGTACTAATAAAAGTTTGAGGGCTGTGACCTACATGACACTGAGATTAGATTAAATTCTGACAGTAGAGCAGCAGTGTGGAAGGATGGTGTGTCAAACAAAACTTTATAAAAGCCCGTAATTATGACAGATGAAGAAAGACAACAGCTTTTAGATCTGATCAAGCAGGCTAAAGAAGGTAAACAATATGCCTTCACACAGCTTTATAATCGTTATCACAGAATTATATACAATACTATATATAATATTGTACACAATAAGGATGTAACAGATGACTTAGTATCTGTAACGTTTACTAAAGCTTTCTTTAAGATAGCTAGTTATGTTAATCATATTTCATTTGAGATGTGGTTAAAAACTATCGCTATAAATAGTAGTATTGATTATATACGACGTACTAAAAAAGAGAAGTATGATTATGAATTAGATAATGATAATAACTGTCTACAGGTAAGCAGTTCGGCCGACAGCTCACCAGAGGATTTGTACATATATCATGAGACAGATAGTAAGTTATCTGACGCACTAAGCAGACTTCGCTATAAGTATAGGTATATACTTGAACTACGCACAGTTCAGAATCTCTCTTACAAAGAGATTGCTGAGCATCTTGAACTCTCTGAGTCTCAAGTGAAATCTCGCCTTAACAAAGCGAGAGAGAAATTAAAACAATTGTTAAACTAAAAACATTTACTAATTATGACACCAGCAATTATTGGTCTACTAACTGTAGCATTTATCCTTGCGCGATTATTTCGTAGTACAGGAATGTGGTGGAAACTTGTTTTCGCCATTATGGCTGGTCTATTAGTAGGTATTTTGAGTAAGGAAGTAGTTAAGTCAGATAATGATAAAACTACTTCCATTACTAGTTTAGTTAGCACCATGAGTAATGATAATGCTTTAACATGCATGCAAAGCTTAGTAGCTACAGTGACAGAAGGTACTACCGTTCGCCTTACTGGGGTTGCAGGTTACATTGTTAAAGATGAAGAATTATTCGATGCACTAACTAAAAGTAATACCTTTACTAATGGACGTGACTCACCAGAAATAGAGGATGATAGTTAACTCTTAAACTAATCTATCTTTTTAATTGTACTTAATAATAATTTTTTATTTTAACACTTTAAACATTATCAAAATGGCAAAAGAAATGAGTAAGGCTGAAAGAAAGGCAGCCTTGAAAGCAGCAAAAGCAGCAGCAAAAGCTGAAACTAAAGTAAACAACACTGAGAACAAGAAAGAGGAAACTAATCCTCAAGTAGATAACAAGCCGAAGGATGCTAAAGTAGAGGATGCAAAGAAGGCTCCTGCTACAGCTAAAGAAACTAAGGTTCAGGCAAAGAAGGACGCCCCTAAAGGTCCGGATAAGCCTAAGAAGAAGGAAGAGAAAATTCCTACAATTATTCCTGAAGATGCAACAGGTAAGAATAGCCCTGAAAAGAAGGCTGTTGAACGTGCTGCAAATCTTATTACAGGAATTCCTACAGCCGGCATACCTATTGGTTCAAGAGAATCGTCTGTTGATGGTAAAGCTATGTTAGCATTTGTAATGCAACAGCGTTATGCCAACAACGAAGAACTCAAGAAGCAATATCCTGAGTTATATGCAGACATCAATCGTAGTATTGATGTAGTAACGCTATTAGCTCTTGTTGATGTACGTCAAGACTTGTTCGACCGTGGTGAACGTGGTGAATTGCAGTTACAGATTGCTGCAGACCAAGTATTACCGCTGCAAAGTATGGCAGAAATGCTAGGTATTAAGCTAGCTCCTGCTAAAGCTCTGCCTGGGAACGATGGACAAATGTCTATCAACTTCTCGGAAAGTGAAGTACCTACAGAACTTGCAAACAGCAAGCCAAAAGTAGAAATTCCGGAGCTTGATCCTAACAAGATTGCTAATGATGAGGAATTGAAAACTGCCCTTAATTACCTCATCTCTAAAGAGAAAAATGTGGCAGAAAATATAGTTAACACTGTAGAATGGTATCGTGTATATCGTGGCCTGAAAGAAACTGATGCAGATAAGAAGCTTGCATTAGACGAGAAGACAGTTACAGATTGGATCAATGAGATATTCTCTATTATCCAGCCTACAGCTATCTTGCGTGGTTTAGGTCGCGCTGTATACTTATATACTTCACAGACAGGTTCACCGTGTATGGCTCACTCTATCATGCATACGCACATGTCTAAAGCCGGTTGGAGTGAAGAACAAGTAGCAGAAGCATTACGTGCTTTAATTGGAGAAAACTTCCGCTATAAACTGAAGGATGATCCTGAAGCAAAGCTGGAAGAAGATAAAGCAATTAATGCTATTACTGGCTTACTGGGCAATGACTACATTGATAAGTTATTTGCTGACTATACTATTACTACTGATGGTGTAGAGAACAGTAAGAAAGTTGAACTTGAAGCTGCACGTGAAGTTGCCCGTAAAGTTCTAGGGAGTATTCGTACCAATTACTTTGACAAACAGAAGGAGACTCCTACGCTTGATAAGATGCGTATGGTTGTAGGTCAGATTATTAATCTGTATCGAGACCCAGCTGATCGTCTTGCAGAGTATTGTCAAGGAGATTTAATAGCTCCAAAGGAAGACGAATATCCTAAGAATGAAGAAAAATCTGAAGGGACCGAAAAAAAAAACTAAGCTGGTTTAAGAAGTTTCTTTTGAAAATTCATATCCTAGAAGAATAACCATTCTAATAAATATCATATCAAATGAATAATAGAATGTTAACTGTAGTTGGAATGTTTGTTGTCAGTGTATTCATTGGTAGGCAAATGTTTGCAACTACAGAAGTTATACAGGCACAGCCTGTTATACCCTCTATAGTGGAGTTACCTAACTTCCCTAAAGTAATAAAAGAGGAGAAAAAGTCTGTAGATGAGATAAATGTCGAAGTCGACTTATCTACATTAGAAGTATCTGTGAAAGGAACAACAGACGCAAAAGTGAATGTAAAAACTACTGGTGAACCAAAGCCAGTAGTTAAGTGGAAAACTAAAGTAATAGAGAAGACGAATTCAACAGGATATCCGAAAGTAAAAGCTATAAGTAAGGTATCTGATGACGAATCACCGACAACTCCATTAACGATAGTAGATAAATATGAACAATAAAATTATACTTCAGCAGATGATACGTCTATCACGTATTATTAAGGACTCAAGAGAGGCAAGAGCTAAATTAAGTTCTATACAATCTCAAACTGAATACTTTATAGTAGAAGGTAATCAGTCTACTTTTATTAGAGACCAAGCTAATAGTAGTATAAATAATTGTTTGTATGTAGAACAGTACTTACGTTCGTCTGTAAGTAGTGCTTGCAAATGTTTGGATGGTTTTGACGCTTCAAAAATGGAGCCAATAGACTACATCAGTAGTAGTGATGTAAAAAATAAGTTTGTCGACATATGTCTAGGTAAGAAAGTAGTAGCTACTATTAATCTTACTACCGGTGAAATAACAAGCGTCAATATACCAGAACAAAAATCAACGGCTAAAGATAACAGTCCTACGGCAAAAAGTTAGTGATAATAACCGTATAATAAATACTTTAATTATATCACAGTTCGAGAGGAGTAAAACTGCAGCGTAAATCACTCCGAGGAAGTCATGCGGTAAAGTATACAATAATACTGGTCGCACCTGTCAGGGAGCTTGGAATCATTTCTCCATGGCCCGAAAAGTTACATGACCCGAGAATATGTTAGCAGCTAAAACTGTGAGATTACTCAAAAGGTAGGGTGTTAGCTTATGTAATTGAAAACTACATAAGAGGGGATGAGCGTGTACAATCCTCATTAGGAAGTGAGAACCGTTTGGAGACTTCTAAAGACGCAGTACTAAAGAGAAGACACACTGAGTACTAAACAGTGCAAAGGGAACGAAATCCCTATATCCGTATTAGTTTATCAAAAGCAGAATCAAAAAGGGATATAAACACGATGACGAAACAGGGACAATACGGTTCCTGGCTTATTCCTTTGGAAAGAATAAGTAAAGCCGAGAGGCAAAGGTTAGTTTCACCTTAAGAAGCAGCCAACTCATGGAAAAAAAGAGATTGCAGATAACGCATTACCGGTCTCCAAAATCGGTTAACAAAAGCGCTACTGTGCGTCCAGAAAGGGAAACAGGCTAACTCTAGTGTTCAGTATACATCAGCTGTGATGCAATATGCAATTGTGGATATTGGAACTTATACTTATGAAGGGAGTAAACTACTAATACTAATGTAAGGATAACCGTGTTATGGTACATACTTATACAAAGTAAGGATATGAAAGCTGGAAACGCAATGATCCAAGAATTAAACATGCAAACGTTAAAGCTTGACTGATTATCGTGGAGCAGGAGCCAATCCTGTACATTATCGTAAATAGTGTGCTGTAAAAGAACTTACGTATAAGGGATGAGGTATATGAGATTGATACCGTCTTTCAAGTCTAAGGTGACTCATGAGTTTTGTCGTGTAGATGAGTATAATGTATGAGAAATGACGAGACTAAAACATAATAGTCTAAAATGCGAGTATGAGGGCGCTATAACCCTGAACTTAGAAGCGGACACCTTTAGCAAGTGTTATTACGTGGTAATAAATAAGATTAGGAGATGCAGAGGAAACTCCTTGTAAAAAACGGCAGAGCTTAAGCATTTCAAGATATGTAAATGCCTTTGATTTATTATACTAGTTCACACCAGAATTTTGGATAATAAACATCGTTATGGATTAAGGAAGTAAATAGAGTTATTAAAGATGCTTTAGGGTTAGAATCCTAAAACCAGTTTAGTAATAATTATAGTATATGATGATATACTTAATGAATCAACTTTACTTACGCTGAATAGAGTCAGCTATGATAAAATGAACTCTAATTGTTTAACTATTTAACTAATTGGGAAGTCCAATGGAACTGTAAACGCTGAGACTACCGTTCGTAAGAGTAGTGTGAGTAGACAGATCACCACCCCGACTGCCAACCGACATTGCTGACTGTTAAGACACTCGTAAAGTACAATGCGCAACATTGTATGTGAGAGAACGCTGAATCGTTAGTTACCTGTGTTGTTTCTTACACTGTCTCTGTAAGGGCAATAGTACACTTATGATGAAAATATTCCATAAGCAAACAAGGAGACGATGATAGGTGGAAATCCTAATGTTCGTGCAGTATAAACAAACAAATCCTGGAAATGGTATAGATGGGTCATGCTATAAGCAATGAGTCTATGATTTTAGTAATGTTAGATTAAACAACCGTAATTCTAGCGAATTTCGATAATATCCGGACATACTCAGTAGGTTCTAAGGAACTGATGATAAAGTGGCTTATATCGCATCTAATCGCGTTATACGCTTACGGTGAGGGGTGCGTTAAGCATCGAAGGAATTGAATCTTAACCGTCGAAACGGGACGTTAAAACAAAAAATATCAGAAATTATCAGAAGTAACTCACAGAGTATTTCTCATAAATTTTCAATTTATTATTTTTATGCTTAGTAGATTATGTGATTGAGTTCACCTATTCCAATTTTGAATAGCTATTAAATAATCGAACAGTGGAGAGATTTTATCAATTTTTTTGTATAACTATGTTCGTATTGGTATATCAAGTACGGACTCAAAAAGGAACATTTTTATGGAAAATAATATTAATGGAGCTAACACTCCGGGTTTAGCAGCTCAAATTTTAGCTCGCTATCGGCAAACAGCCCAGAAGTTTGGGCCTTTCTTTGGACAGCAGATATTTACAATCGTAGCACAGACTCCTGACCTTAAGTGGAAAGAAGATGTAGCTACAGGTAAGAATACTTTCCGTCAGGAAGTAAAAGCTTATATTCTCAAGGCTATTGATGTTGAGTCAGTTAGTTTACTTGAGAAGGATGTTGATGGACGTCCGAAAATCATCTTGAATGAAAAGAAGAATGATCCATCATTAGTTTTTGAGCTTGCTGATCCTGAATTTACTAAAGCAACCCGGCAGAATGTAATTGAATGTATTGAACGGTTGAGTAAACCAGGCTCTAAGCCTATGTTCTTTACAGCTGAAGAACTTCCTATGTTGAATGACTTAACTAAGTTATCCAACCAGAGTGTGTTGAACTTCTATGAAGAGATGACACGTAAGTGTATGCAGTTAGCTGAAACTGTCCGTAGTTATATGGATATGAATCAGCGTATGCAGGTTGAGTATTTACGGCAGTGCGGTTTAGATAATCAGGAAACTGAAATTCACGTAACTGCTACGATTACTGAAGAAAAATAGTAGAAGCTTATGAACGGCAGACTTTCTTCATTGCGTGTAGAACTTCTGCGAATTCTAATATGTTCTGAGCCAGCCATATTGTCTAAAATTCAGATTTGGAATGGAGGACGTACCGAAACGCCTAAAAAAGTAAGTATTAGAGAAGATGGACGGGTCTTTCTATTTTACGGAAGTGGGCCATTATGGTGGCAAAGATTATTTAATACTTATGAATCGGTAAGTATTATAGATGCTTCTATTAGTATAGCAGATGCAATTACTGGGTCAAATTCGACTCGAAATGAATATGCCTTTGACGAAATTACTAAAAGTATAATTGATGAGGCAAAGAAACGTAAGGATTTCGATTGTATAGTTGATATTTTGTTTGATTGTATGCGGAATTGTTCAGATGGGGAACTACATTCTAAATGGATTAATCAAGAGAATATCAAAAAATATGCAAGAGAAAATGGTATAACCAACGTTGAAGACGTTAACCTTGAAGGGCTTAATGGAATAGTTGGAATTAAGACTGGTGGACGGGTTATTCCTATAGTACTCGGCCAGTTAAGAAAATTTAGAAAATATTGATTTGGATATTATCTTAAAACAACATAATTTCATAGTACTGAACTGGGTACTATTTATAGTAATTACTGCTGAATTGGGCAGTTATTACTACACAGTTCCTTAGCTCAACTGAATAGAGCAACACATTTTTTACAACTAGCTCTAAGTTTCTTCGTTATGTTAATAATAACATAAAAGAGAAATATTATGAGACCTAATAACGAATCTAAAAAAATAGCAATATGTAAAAATTGCGGAAAAGAATTTCATCCGAAATATTCTTCGTATGGAATTTACTGTTCTAATAAATGTCAACGCGAATATATGTCACAACAAAAATACTTGGATTATCTTAAAGATCAAGACAAGTACTACGGAAAAACATCAATGTTTTGGATAAAAAAGTATATCTTAAAAGAACAAAATAACAAATGTAGTATATGTGGATGTGATAATTATTGGAACAATAAAGATTTAATATTTGTTCTAGATCATATAGATGATCATGCAAATAATAATAGACGTAATAATTTAAGATTGTTATGCCCAAACTGTGATTCTCAATTAGATACATATAAATCTAAAAATAAACACAGTGATAGAATATATCGTTATAATCAACTAACCGCTTAATATTTTAATGTGTAAGTTATGGGTTTGAATCCCATAGGGACTACTACTGGTAGATGTAGTTTGGTCGAGTATTTAACATTTAAAAACATTAATCAATATGAAATCAATTACATCAATATATTTGCTCGGAGATAAGAATAAAGGTAAAATCGGTCGTATTAAGGAAATTTCTAATGAAATTACTTTCTATTGGAATAAGATTAAAGAAGAAAATGTTATTCCAAAAGAGGCTAAACGTAATTATGACTTAAAAGAGTTACTTCAGAAGATTAAAACTCTATCTGAAGAACGCATATTATTAAAACTGTATATGCAGTGTATTAATATGGGTTATAAGAAGTTTACCGAATTACCTAAAGATAATAACTATCTTAACATCTTTACTTTATGTGAAAAGACTGAACAGTTGTTTCACTTAAGTAAGATTAAGACTCTTGATCCGAAGCTTAAACGTTCTAAAGGAAAGAAGAACCTAGATAAAACTGAAGAGCTTACTTCAGCTTATATTGCAGGTCTAAAAAATAAATTACAATTAGAAATTAACAAAATCAATAAAGATATTACAGATTTTAATGAGAAAGCAGAACTCGATATTGAAGCTCCTGCTTTATCCTTAGCTGCATAAATATGAAAGAAGTTAGAAAAGCAATTTATGTAAGAAAGAAATTTTGGGAGTCTAGTTCAGCTTATGAGAATAGAGTCAATGTTCTTATAAACTGGGCTAGTAAACATCCTGAAAGAGAATTAGGTAGTATAGATGTAGGTACTAATACTACTACCATATTTTATTGTGAAATGATAAAGGAAGAAAATTCTAGCAAAATAAAAGGATTTTCAAGTAAATAACTTAATTATCAAAAATTATGAAAAAGATATTAGCAAAGAAAAATAATAGAACCGGTATAAAGAATCATAGAAGTAACAAGAATAAGTTTCGTAGAAGCTATAAAGCTTATCAAATAATGACGGTAAGCAAGAAACCGGGACCATCTGGAGTCATTAAATATGACGAGAATGGGAAAGTAATAGGATTTGTAAAGTGGGCAGGAAATAAGAAGCAATCTGAATATACCACTAAAGTAGCAAAAGACGCTATGAATGAAAACAAATCTATAAAACAATCTAAAAAAGAATTAATCAAGAATATTCTTATGAAAGCAGGATATGATCCTACAATACGATATACCCGTAAAGAGAAGAAACATTTTACGCGTATAGTTAAGAACAATATGTTCACTAAACCTAAAGCTATTACGTTAACAACTGAACAAATCAAAGAGAAGATAAAAGCAGATAAACTTGCAAGAAAATCTATGCAGGCTAAATTTGATGAGTCAGTACGTAGTAATCCTTTAACTCCTAAGAAAGGTAAACAGACAGCTCCTAGTGCTGCAGAGTTGTCTATTAAAGAAAAGCCTAATAAAAGAAATTTCCAATATGCTATACAAAGAAGATGCTCTGATAATGATATGAAAGTATACGATTTTGCTACTGGAAACTTTGAAGCATCTACTAGAGATGAAGCAAAGAGTAAAGCTGCTAAATTAGCTAAGAAGTACAAAAAAGATACATCATTCACTGGAGTAACAGTAAAGGATATTGAAGGAGATAATAGTATAACTTATTATAGCCGTAATAAGTTATTAGCAGCATAAGTTTAATAAATTAATTATCAAAATTATGAAAAAAGAAAACAGTTCTAAGGAGTTTTATTTACAGAAATTAAACAAGAAACAAAGCAATTCTCAAAAGAATCCTTTGAAATTTTTAGCATTCTACGTAGGTAGAAGTAAAAACAGAAAGCAACATGTAGGAGGTTGCAAGGGTAAAAGTAACGATACAATAGCAAAAGCTATTAAACGTTCTTTTTACAGAAAAGAAATTAAACAAATGCTTAAAACAGCATAATATTTCTATTTCCATGTTTTAAACTGGTTTCTCATGTAGCTCAGTGGTAGAGCCGCTACTATGTAGTGTGAACGCGTTGGTTCGAGTCCAACCATGGGATCTAACTTTAAATACTTATAATATGATTATACGAGGAAAAATAGTCTACGTATATGATATTGAGGTATTTCAAAATATCTTTCATTGTTCGGTAAAAAATACAGAAACAAACGACATCTATAAGTTTGAGATATCAGAGAGAAAAAATCAACTAAGAGATTTAGTTAAATTCTTTAAACAAGTAGATAAATATATTACTTGGGGAGATTATTATACTACAAATATTAACATTCCAGCAAATGTTATATTCTGTGGTTATAATAATTTGCATTATGATAATCCTATAATCAATTATATAATTGAATATGAAGATAAATTAATGCAATATAATATACCTACTATATGTAGCTCTATATTTAACTTAAGTAAGACTATAACTACTTCAAGTGAGGATAATATAGATGCATGGAAGCATTGGAAGTATCAGATATGGTTTGATACTTTTGATATTCTTACTATGTTATATTCTAATAAACTTAGAGTAGGTTTAAAGGAAATACAGGTAACAATGCAATATCCTAATGTACAGGAATTTGTATGTGATTGGACTAAACCTCTTCCGTTAGAAGATTTTAACTCTATGATAGATTATAATATTAATGATATTGAATCTACTTCAGAATTATTAAATAGATGTAAGAAAGACGTTGATTTACGAATCGCTATTGAAGATGAATATGGAGTAAGAGTACTCAGTAAAGATGGTGTAAACATTGGAATGAAGATTTTAACTCAGAAATATCTAGAAAAGACAGGTTTAACTTGGCAGGATATTAAAGATTTAAGGTCTCCAATGAGTGTAATACCATTGAAAGATGTAATATTACCATTTATTAAATATGATAGCCCTATTCTGCAAAGAGTATTAGATGATATGAAAAATCAGATAGTATCTCCAGGTAGAAAAGGATACGAGAACAAGTTTGTATTTAATAATTTACGCTATTCTGTAGGAGTAGGAGGTATTCATTCTGTGAATAGCCCTGAAATCATTATTCCTAGAGATGATGAAATGCTTATAGATATAGATGTAGCTTCACTATATCCAAGTATGCTTATAGAGTATGAATTCTATCCTAAACATTTAGGTAAAGAATTTTTAGAAGTATATAAGCAAATCAAAGATGAGCGAATTGAAGCTAAACATAATGGTGATAAAGTAAAGAACGAAACTTTAAAGTTAGCTTTAAATGGTTTATCAGGTAACTTACAGAATGAACATAATTTCTGTTATAGTCCATTTGCAGTAATGCAGATTAGAATTAATGGACAGTTACTATTACTTATGTTAGCTGAAAAATTAACTCAAATTGGATGTCGAATCATCCAAGCAAATACTGATGGTTTATTCGTCTTACTAAAGAAAGATGCATATTCTAAAGTAAACAGTATTTGTAGAGAATGGGAACAGCTTACTAAACTTACCTTAGAAGAAGATCGTTTTAAAGCAATGTATCAATATGCTATTAATGATTATTTTGCTATTACTGAAGATAACAAAGTAAAAGAAAAAGGAATGTTTATTACTGCTGTAAAATTAGGTAAAGGATTAACTCCAAAGATTATACCTAAAGCAGTAATAAGTTTCTTTAAAGACGGAATACCGGTCGAAGATACAATTAAGAATTGTACAGATATAAGAGATTTTCTAATGTCTGAGAAAACTGGTAAACAATGGCATGTTGAATATATGAACGAGGAGCAACAAAGAACTAATCGTTTCTACGCATCTACTAATGGTGGATACTTGTGGAAATGGAAAGATACTGGTCATAAAGAAGGTGAAATTATAACATATACTGAGCCATACGTAGGAGAACGTAAATATAAGGCTTCTGCAAGACAGTATCAGAATATGCTTACTGCATCTGGTGTTACTCTTCTAAATAAATTTGATAATAAACCAATTGAAGAAAGAAAGATTAATTATAGGTATTATATTATGGAAGCCTATAAGATAATCAGAGATTTAAAACCGTTACAATTGAGCCTATGGGATTAACAGAGGCTTATCAGATATATTTCAGATAAACCATAAGCTTATATAATATATAAGACTATGATTTTAGAAATAGATACTTCTATCTTAGATAGAATACCAACTTTATCTATTAATCAATTAGTATTCCTAACACTTGTATTGAATGATATCAAAACAATCAATCAAGACATTCAGAAACTTCTCAGCCTAGTTAATGAAGAAGAGATACAAGAGTTAGAGACTCAAGGTTTAATTTCTATCCAATATGATAGAGATACCCAAGTCATAAGTAAAACAGAAAAACTAGAAGAACTTCTTAAAGAAGATAAAGCTATGTTTGATATGTTTTATGACCAATTTCCAGTTTACGTTATGAGACCTGATGGAACTAAAGGATTTCTCAGAGCTAATGTAAACAAATGTAGGAAAGAATATAATCGTATCGTAGGCAAGTCTAAAGCAATGCATGAACACATTATGGATTGTTTAAAATATGAAATAGATGAGCGTATGCGTACAGGTAAAATAGGTTATATGAAAACTATGTGGAAATGGCTCACTCAACACGAGTGGGAAACTATTGAGGAACAAATGAAAGTAGAAACTCCTAACCAAAATTACTATAATTATGGAACAGATATCTACTAAGACACTAACATTTAGACATATATCCTCTGCTACTAACGAAGCAGTAGAATATATTCGTAAGAGAAAGAATCATGAGATTGTTTCTTTACGTACTAGATGGAGTAAGTTTAATAAATCCTGTATGGGAGGCATTGAACCTAATACTATATATACTATTGTAGGTATATCTGGTAGTGGCAAAAGTTCATTTGTAAATACGCTTGAAAGTGATTTAATAGACTTAAATTCTAATCAGGATGTAGTAGTACTTAATTTTTCATTTGAAATGTTAAGTTCTAGACAAGTAGGTAGAAAATTGAGCAGTAAATTAAGGCAAACTACTGCTCAGCTATATAGTTCTAGTAGTGATTTAGACAATACACTATTAGAAGAAGTAGAACAAACTTCTCAACAGATAAAATCATATCCGATATATTATGTAGATACACCGGGTACTGTTGCAGATATAGCATCTACCATTGATTACTTTTACGAAAATAAAGCTAAAGGCAAGAAATTTGTGATTATACTTGATCATACTCTACTTGTTGAAGGTCAAAATCGTGAAAGTGCACTACAAGTGATTTCCGATTTACAGAAACTGTTTATTAGAGTAAAAAAGTTTCCAGATACTACAATAATACAGTTATCACAGATGAATCGTAATATCGAAAATCCTGAAAGAATTAATAATCCATCTATGCATTATCCAATGCGTAGCGATATATCTTCCGCTGATACTATTTTTCATGCATCAGATTACGTTATATGTATTCATAGGCCAGAATAAATAAAGCTGTTCTGGATAAATCCCGTTAAACGGTGAAAACCCGATGGGGCAACGCCGTACCAAGTTTATATAGAAATATATAAATAGTGTCTAACGACTAGTAGTGAAACTACCGCTATTAAAGCTATGTTAATAATTCTACCACGAAAGCGGGAAATATAAACTTATATATTTATTATACGTTCCATATATAGTAATAATTAAATATTCTTATATGGAACTATTAATAGATGGAAAGAAGATAAATATTAGAGATAAAAATAGAATAAAAGAAGAAAATAATACTATTCTATTCAGATGTACTACATGTGGTGAATATCTACCTATTAGTGAGTTTGAACTTCGATGGAATAATAGTAAAACTGAAAAAAATAATGTAAGATCACAATGTAAACATTGTCGTACAGAGGAAAGTAGGCTATACCACTATTATAGAAGAAGGAAATATACTGAACAAGTAGTAAAAGAAAAAATGTTACATTATGATAAACTAAAACATGATTTAGAATATCATAATAAAATAGTATTATATAGATATGCTAAGAACCATTCAAAACGATGTAATATTGAATTTAATATTACTCCTAATGATATAATAATTCCTAAAGAATGTCCAATTCTTAAGCATGAGTTTATTTTAAATGATAAACAATATACTTATTCTATTGATCGAATTGACAATAGTAAAGGGTATATACCTGGAAATATTGCTGTTATTTCAAGATTAGCAAATATAATGAAAAATTGTGCTAACTTTGAACAATTAATATTATTTTCTGAAAATATAAAAGATTATATTAAGAAATAGTCTAAACTACACGTATAAGATGAAGGTGTAGAGTGCAAGATAAAGAGCTTGCAGAGAATACAAATTGTGCTCAATATACAGAGTTATGGACCAAATCGTCTACCAGTAAGAGATAAAGTTTATTTGCATATTCTAAAGAATAGAGATGCAGGTGAATGTTCTATACTTGAGTTTGACAATGACCTTAAATACAATAACTTAATTGAGACTATACGAGAAGATGAACCAGTAAGGAAGATTTCGTTTAGTAATAACAATTAAAAAGGCTGAAAATTATGAAATCATATACATTTACATTACCGAAAAATACTAAGAGTGCAAAAACATATAAGGAGTCTTTAATGGACCGAGTAATTAACGCTTATCCTTGGATGACTGTAGAAAGTAAGAGTGATTATCCTTCTTGCAGTTATGGCATCGAATATGCTGGTGCAGGTGATATTATTACTTTAGGTTTAAGTAAGACTCATAATATTGGATGGTTGCCGAAGGAATGCGCTAATTGTCCGTTTAAGTGTTGGGGAGATAATGTAATTAATTTCGACTTAGAAACAGAATTCTTCAAGGCTATTAATGCACTTGATATTTATGCAAAGGAACATTGTCCGTTTGATGTTGACTATGACTTTAAAGATGAGTTTGGTACTCCAGTTAAAATCTTTGATAACTTCGTACAGATTGGTTATGAAGTAATTCCTATTGCATTTGGTTCTTTGAACTATTTAAAACCGAAGACAAAGAAAACTATTATCGATATCACGATTAATATTAAGAAACGTGGTTTGTTTTAATTAAAATATCTTATTCCATATTATCAGAAATTATCAGAACTTTATCAGAGGAATACAAAAAAATAAAAGCTTTTATGATTGTATTACCAAAAGAGAAAGTAAAAGCTAAAGTAGAAAATCCTAGATTTTTGATTTTATTTGGTAAACCAAAAGCTGGGAAAACTACTTTAGTTGCAGCACTGGATAACAATCTAATTATTGATTTAGAAGGTGGTTCAGAGTTCTTAGAGGCATTAGCTGTTCAAGCTAGATCTGTAAAAGATTTAGGTGATATAGCTAATGCAATAAGAGAGATTAAAAAGGAAACTGGTAAATATCCTTACAAATATATTACTATAGATAATGCTACACGTCTAGAAGAGATGTGTATGAGCTTTGCTATACAGCTTTATAAAGCTACTCCAATGGGTAAAAAGTACGAAGGTACAGATTTAAGAACATTACCTAATGGGTCTGGTTATTTATATATAAGACAGGCTGTAAGAAAAGTTATTGACATGTTCCGTGGATTATGTGATAACTTTATACTTATTGGTCATACTAAAGATAAGTTGATTAATAAGAATGGCGAAGAAATGGCAGAAATGTCGCTTGATTTAGTAGGTGCATTAGCAAATATTATATGTGGTGAAGCAGATGCTGTCGGCTATGTATATAGAAAAAAGAATGAGACACATATCTCATTTGAAGGCGGAGATAATTCTGTTATTGAAGCTAGAGCACCGCATTTAAGAGGAAAGAATATAGTAGTAGCAGAGAGTGATGAAAATAATAACATTACTGCTTATTGGAATAAAGTTTATTTACCTGAATAATTAAAAATAAGATATTATGATATTTAGTACAGAATTAGCAAATGAAGTAAAGTTGTCAGATAATAGTAATAATATTAAGTACTTGGAAGCAGGTATTCATGACAATGTTAAGTTTGTATCCGCAAAGTTTGCAGAGTCTCCTACAGGGAAGAAGTTCATTGAATTTACTTTTGAAAAAGATGGTAAGAGTCTTGTTCATACTGAATGGGAACCAGCTGTTCGTGAAGGCGATACTGAAGAACAGAATCAAAGTAAAGCTACTAACCAGGTAACTCGCATTATGCGTATACTCAAGTGTTTCTATCCTAAGAATGTATTAGCATTCAGTGGCAGTTCTTATAAGGAGTTTGCTAACTGGGTAGTAACAATGCTTAATAGTGCTAATAAAGATATTTTACTTAAAGTAAAGATAGTTTATAATGATAAAGGTTATACTACACTTCCTAGTTATGTCAAGTTTGCCTCTATTGAGCCTATGAATATTCCTATGGGTTTCTATGAAGAAGGTAAGAATGAAAGCATGATTAGAGAAATTACAGGTATTGATCAGTTTACTAAGCCGATTGTTGCAGATAAGGAAGATAAGGAGGTTAATCCTCTTACTACTACTGTAAGTGATCAGCCTAGTGATGATCTACCTTTCTAATTTTGTAGATAATCCTATAAGCAGCCTACGCTAGGCATAATATAGCGATACGTGAGTAGCATGCCGCTATGTGAGATAAGAAGCAATCGACGGTAATACGCCGAATGTAAGGTGTGACGGAGGTATCAAAATTCATAGAATAGGGATAGCATGCACTCACGTTTTTATGATAGTAATGGTTAATTAAGGTTCGATTCCTTAGCTATCACTAAAAATATATCATATGATTTACGATACAACAAAAATAAAAGATAATGTGAGTATTACTTTAGATTGGATATTATCTAAAGTAACTGAGTATGATATATATGCAGCGTATATTGGTAATTTTAAAGTAGGTATGATATATAATTCACCATTAAGAAAGGATAAAACACCTTCTTTTGGATGTTATTATAGTAAGAAGACTAAACAGTTAATGTTTAAGGATCATGGTACTGGAGAATGTGGTAATGTAATTAAATTTATATCACTATTCACAGGACTAACTAACTATTCAGATATACTTAATGATATAGTTAATAAACTTAAAATTACTAATGATACGAAACTCGTTAGCTCTAAGCAATATATACCGTCAACCGAGACAGTAATTGGTATTGTAAGACAAGACTTTACTCTAACAGATATCAATTACTGGTCTCAGTTTAATATTTCTACTACTACTCTAAAGAAATTTGGAGTAAGTAGTATAAAATATTATCTATGTAATGGAGTTGTAAAGGGCATTTACAAGGATAACAATCCTATGTATGCTTATAAGGTTTACAATAATTTTAAGATATATAGACCTTTAGCAGATAAATATACAAAGTGGCGTAATAACCTGACTGAGAACGACATTCAGGGGTTTAAACAGTTACCTAAAACTGGAGATATACTCATTATTACAAAGAGTATGAAAGACGTCATGTGTTTATATGAGATGGGTATTCCAGCAATAAGCCCATCATCAGAATCAACGTTTATACCCCAGAAAGCATTAGACCAACTTAAGAAGCGTTTTAAGACAATTTTAATTTGTTTCGATAGAGATGAAGCTGGTTGTAAATATCTTCGTAAAATAAGCCTTAAAACAGGCTTAAAACCATTCTTAGTACATAAGAAGTGGAAGGCAAAAGATATTTCAGATGCTATTAAAGCAAATTCTTTTGAATCTATAAAATTATGGATATATGAAGAGATAGAGAAAGAAAAAAGAAGGCAAAGTACGAAATGCAACTCCAAATGAATATGATGGAATTAAATTTCGTAGTAAACTTGAAACTTATACATATAAAAAGCTGAAAGAGGCAAATATCATGGCAGATTACGAAATGCATCGATATGAGCTACTTCCAGCTTTTACTTTTAATAATAAAAAGTATAGAGCAATGACTTATCTACCTGACTTTGTAGGGGATAATTTTATTATTGAATGTAAAGGATACCCTAATGAAGCTTGGCCTTTAAGAGAGAAACTATTTAGATATTACTTATATAATAATAGTATGAAAGTTAATTTCTATATAGTTCACAATCAAAAAGAAGTAGATGAGTTAATAAAAAAACTGAAAAAATGATACTATTTTATAGTATAATTATATATAAACTAACTAAAACTTTATACCATGAAAATCTGCGCAATAAGTGATATACATGGTCATTTAATTAATATACCAGAGTGTGATGTGTTATGTATAGCAGGCGATGTAGTAAATTTACTCGCTCAGAGAGATAACGAAGAATCAGATAAATTCTGGTCTATTACTTTTGTCAATTGGGTAGACAAATTACCGTGTAAAAAGGTAATTGTAGTTCCAGGAAATCATGATATTTATATAGAAAATCTTATCAATGATATTGTAAAGAATTTGAGTTGGCAAGATTTTAAGATTAAGATGTCAGCTTTAACTAACGATAAAGTAGTATTTCTTGTTGATGAACTATATGAATATGAAGGAATAACCTTTTATGGAACTCCTTGGATAGCTCCTATACATTGGCAAACGTGGGCATTTGAAGATACTCAGAATGAATACGATGAGTATATATGCCCATATGAAAAGATACAAAACTGTGATATACTTATTACTCATGAAAATCCTAATTATAATGAAAAGCTTGAACATTACTGTTTTGGTAAATATAAGCATCATTTCTTTGGGCATTGGCATGATGGTATATCATATGGTCATTTAAATCAATATAATTGTAGTATACTAACTGACAGTTATCTTGAAAGAGAAAGACCTAAAATAGTAACTATAGAATTAAGTAAGAATGATAATTGATAAACCGTATTATGAAGACAATACGAGAATATCAAATTCTGCTATTGGTTGGTTCTTAAAGAAAGGACCGCGTTTCTATCGAGATATGATAGATGGAAAAGAGGAAGGATTAAAACTTCCTCAGCTCGAAAGGGGTACTATGATTCATGAATATATACTTCAACCAGAGGATTTCTGGAATGATTATATAATTCTTGATTATGAAGTGCCTAAAGTAAAACAACAAAAAGATTTCTGTGAGACTTATGCTAATTCATTAGAACTCATAGAAGACGATAAAAAGATTGCTGCATACAAATCTGCATACAGTAATTCAAAAAGCTCTGAAATCGTCTTAAAAGAAGCTACAGAGCTATGTAATCGTTATGCTGATTATATTAAAGCATTACAAAGTAAAAAAGATAATCGTAAAGTAATATCTTTTGCTGATTTAAATATGCTTAAAAATATTAAGAATAATATTGATAATCATAAGAAGGCAAAAGAGTTATTAGAAGATATTCCTGGAGTAGAATCTCATAATGAGTTTCATATTAACTGGGAATTACCTGTTGATGATTGGATTGCGCCTTGTAAGTCTTTACTTGATAGATGTATATTCGATCATATAAATAAGAAGATTACTTTAATCGACTTAAAAACAACTAGTGATGTCTATAATTTTAAACATTCTGTAGAAGAGTTTGATTATTATAGACAGATAACTTATTATTTGCTTGCAATTAGTTGGTACATGAAAGATCAAGGAATTGACATTTCAGATTATGATTGTGAAGCATATATTATTGCTATTCAGACAAATAGTAATAATGAAGTGAGAGTTTTTAATATGTTTAACGAATTAGAGTTAGATGATCGTAAGGACCTCATTGTCAAAACTTTAACAGAATTATCATATCATTATCAGACAGGTAATTGGGACCATACTCGTAAATATTACGAAAATGATGGAATTGAAGAACTTAGAACCTAAGACATTAAATGATTTTTTAATTGCAATAGCTATGGATTCATGCGAAGAAGTATTTGAAGTAGATGAAAACATAGTTTGCAATGAAGAAGTTGAACTTTAATAAATACAACAAAGGGTTGCGTTATTATGCAACCCTATTTAAAATAAATCCAATAGTATTTACTTCAGATTTATTTATAGACATTACTATAGATAAAGAGTTTTTAATACTTCAATATAAAACATATCCTAAGTATTATATAGTAAGAAGAATTCAGGAGAATGAATTTTTCTATAATGATATAATAAAAGATGATATAGTTTGCTATAGATTTAGGTTAAAAACTAATGACCAAAAAGCTGATTTCAGTATAATGCAAACTAATGGTACACAATTTTGTACTAAAGAATTTATATTAAGTATGGCAATACTTTGGAAAGATTATCTAGATAGTTCATTTTATGATACTATATTTTAAGAATTACTCTACACAAAAAAGGCAGGCTTTGTGAAAAGCTTGCCTTTAATTTTTTAATCACCAGTAATCTAAGTATCATAATATCTACGCTTACTTGGAATATCATTTAATTCAATTAGATTTTTGAATGGAGTTATTTTCCATATATTTCTTTCTAATTGAGTTTTTCCTCTATAAGCACCTCTAGTTATCATTTTACCCTATTTACTTTTTTCTCCTCTTATATTTGATAATATCAAATCGTAAGGATAAGAAATTACAGACCCAACGTTATCCAATAATGAGTATAGCGGGGTAGGTGTTTTAATAGTGCTATATATATCTACTAGGTTATACGGAGCAGTAGTTTCAAAAGCAGTTCTAGCCATTACATAAGCAAATAAGTTAAGAAGTATATTCCTCTTATCCTTATCTGCCTCTTCTTTTAGAATATTCCTTATTAAAGGATATAAACACATGCACAATGCTGCTTCTATCTTCAACTTCTTAATGTTAGTTCTATCTAACTCACTTGAAAAACCTTTATTAAGAAAAGTCTATTTTAAAACAGTAGTAAGAAGGTCAGCTCCTGATTTGTCTTTCCAAGTTTGAGCAAATACTCTAAGTGGAGTTTTAAGTATAGCTTCTACTTCTCTTTGAGTTTGATAATCCCATTGTCTATCCATAGTAAAACTCTATTGAAGAATAATAGGGATATATTGTCTATGCATCATACACATTGCACCAAATACATTAGCACTCATTTGAGCTTTCTGTAAAGGACTTAATTGACCATCTGCAGAACCGGCTAACTATCTGGCAGCATTACCGATAGTAAACTTAGCTTTATCTACAGCTTGTTGATATTCTGGAGAAATAGCAACTATTTTGCCAGCACTAAACTTAGTTAAAGCTTTAAATGATTTAGCTTTCTTCCATCTCTACTAGGTTTCATCTGTTCTACCATATTTATTATAAAACATTTCGTGATGCATGAATTGTCCATCAATGTATTTATAATCGTACATTACACTATTTAGTATTTGACCTTTTATAAAATAATCAGATACTGAGTATAATCCAAAAGCCCACTACTTCTAAATGACATTTATAAATTTAGGTCTATTAGTATTAGTAAACAAACTATCCATAGTAGAACCAACCTCAAAGTAATCCATGTAAGCCATCTATTCGCTCTTATATGTTCTACTACCAACGCTTAAACCATGTTTAAATAAATCAAACACTACATCTTTAAATGCGCTTACTGCATTACCAAAAGTATAATATCTACCGGTCAAAGAATTGACAAGATGAGCATGAGCAGCAGTAAAGAAACCAGTAAACGCACAAGCAAAGTTTAAACCAAGATTTCGTAATGTACCATAACCAGTAATAGTTTTTAACAGTTTGGTTATACTTATCTCTCTGTCTTTAATAGATATAGATAAAGCATTAGTCTTAACATCATATAGATTCATGTTAATAAACTTTTCTGCAAACTTATATATATTAGTATCAGTTCCAAGTTTAGGTTCTTGTTTACCAGTAAATATTCTCTTAATAGAACCTATAGTACTAGTACCAGTATACTTTCTCTATGATAAAAATGACTTTATATTTTCTACCTCACCTTTCACTTCATTCTTCTGTTTGAAGTTTTCTGCCATTTTAAAATACTGAATAACAGAACCTACCATATCTGCTGATATAGTAGCTGGATCGTCTAGCTGTTTAGTAAAGTATTGAGGAATAAGAGCTAAAGAAGTACCATCAGGAGACGTTAAAACCTTTTTATTTATACCAACATCATCATTCTTTACAGTAGCAGCATCTAATAAATAGTTACCTACAGCAGCAAATGGATTAAATCCTGATGCTTTAAGATGTTTATACAAACTACCTGATATTTGAGGTAATCTATACTTGTTTAAATACTCTAGATTATTTAATTTACTATTAGATTCCTCCATTGTGTCTATTAAAGCTTTTCTAAGCTCAGATAATGCTTTATTAGACATTACTTCATTATATGCTTTGCTATTATCATATATTGATCTCTTAGGCTGATAATACTCGTCATTATCCTATTTGTAGTTCTTATTAACAAACGGAGACTCTGAAGATAATTCAGATAAATTAGAAGAAGGAATAACCTGTATATACTTACTATCTTTAGGAGCAATCTTTGTATACCAAGATTTAGGAGCAGTTCCAGTAGATGTGTTATAAGTATTCGTTAAATAGAATACCTCTGAACTACCAGGAACTTCTTGGTCTTTTGCCAGTGCTGCTGCTTCATCTCTCTTATAAGCTTCAGTAGCTACTACTCTAGCTATCTTACTAAACTCAGTCTTTGATCTCTTTTTTTTAGATGACTTTCTTATATTATTCATCTTAATCTCTAACTAATCTAGCAATCTCTTAGTAGAATTAGGCATTAGTTTAGGGTTTACTTCACCAGTGCGGTTATCTCTAAACATATTTAAGATAGCTCTCTTCTATCTATTATATTCAGCATATGCTTCGCCATAATCAGCTCTATCTAAGTTAGCTAATTGTTCGTAAAACTCTTCAGTATATACTACTCTAGTATTACGATCCATCCATTTTTTAAATTCATGCTTACTTAGACTGTTTCTTTTTTCTTCAATTAATTCCTAGAATTTCTATTGATTATAGTTCTTATTAAGATTCTTTGATAATTTATTATTTAGTTCAGTAAGTTCATCAGCTATTCTTCTTTCTACAGAACCTTCTGGCTTTTCGTTACCATATATATCGTAAATACTAGCTAACTCCTTTTTATCTAATTCGTACTGTTGTAAAGTATTCCATTCCTCATCTGTCATTGATTCATAATGAATTACTCCATTATTATCTCTATACTTATTAGATAAGGTTCTTATCTTAGACATTATCATCTCTCTTGCTGAAGCAGCTTCAGGGCTAAGAGAATTCATTAAATCGTAGAATTCATTAGTATATTTACGTTCACAGTGCTCTGATAACCATTTATTAAGTCTTTTATTATACTCTGTTCTAGTAGCTATATTTTCAGGTAATTGAAGAGTCTGATGGTCTACACCAAATTCTTTCTATAACTATTCTTTAAACTATTTTAAATCTTTATAAAATCTACCATAGTTCAAATCTCTAATTATATAACCGGTAGTATTACCATTCTCATCTACTTCAAATAATAACTTCTAATTTCTATTTCCCGCTACCTTTAATAGTTTGTTTAGTTCATTAGCTTTTTGAAACACTACTTCATTTATACTATTTTCAGTATTCTATAGTATATTAAACAAACTCTTAATAGCTTCATCATTGATTCTATCTCCAGAACCTAACACTCTAGTAATATAGCTAATATCAAAATCTGTTTTTCTAGTATTTTCAGATATATAGTTATATATAGTAGGACTATTTACCTTTATACCTTCCTTTAACATGATTCTCTAAGCATTAACTACTTGCATACGCTTAACAGCATCATAGCTCTAATCTAAAATACTCTTACATAATTGTAGTTCTGTCATTAATTTATTATAATTTGCTTCTCCTACAATCTATTTATAAGTATTCATATTTACTAAAGAATTATATATATCTTTAGCCTACTCACAGTAAAAAGCAAAATAGTTCTTATTTAATGCTACGAGTTCTTCGTCTGTTAGAGCATCAGCCTAACCTTTATAAGCTTCTACTACTCTGTTACCTACATCTCTAACATCTAATTTTAAGTCTGTAATAAAAGAAGCTATAACATCAAAATCGCTTATAGCAGCATTCTATAGATTAGCAATTTGATACTTAATGTTCTCTATTACTTCCGTTCTTTTAGATATATCAGTAATATCTATACTACGTAATCTAGATTGTAAACCAGATAGTAAGTTCTATCTTATATCAGATAATCTCTTATCTAACTCTTCTTTAGTATCAAAGTTATACTTCTCTGCTTCATGTATGTTTGTTTCAAGCTGTTTAACTTTATTGTTTAATGACTTTTCAAATCTAACGTTAGCAGATTCATTATTATCTTCTAAATTGAAAGATAATAATTTCATTAATATATCTCTAGTACTTTCTGTATTTTTTACATGCTATTTTCCGGTAAGTAAATCAATGATTGCAGACCATACTTCCCTTATCTTACTTATCACTTCTTCAAATAATCCTTTCTATCTAGCATCATCTATTATATTATTTACAAATTCTTCATTAGTAAGAAATTCGGCTATAAATTCATGTTCATCTTTTAAACCATATAATGCACCAGTCCACTTACCTTTTTCAGCATGTATTTCCTAGTATAGTTTTCTATTGAATTCTAATAAGTCTTTTACTTTATTGTATACTTTAATTTCTAAGTCAGTGCCCTCACCATTTTTAACATTTTCAAAAGATCTTGAAGTAAATGCATGAACCATTTCATGTACAATACTTTTTGCATTGTACTCCATATCTGTTTCTTCAAATATCTCTTTACTAATCCATATAGTGTGAGTATTACTACTATACCACATGTAATCCCCATTAGCTAATTGATCTCTTTCCTCTGTTATACCAATATATACATCAGTATCAGAGAATAAATCAAGTATCTAGTATGCTATAGAATCTTTTGGTATATACTGTTTTAAGCGTTCAACTACTTGTCCTGATGTAGTACTCATATGAGGAGAACCATCTGACCAAGTACCGGTAATATCACCTATATTTGAAAAGAAATAAGAAGGCCACCCCTAAGCCGGTATAAACGTTTTAGCTATCTATCTAATAGCTTGATTACGATCTCCGTCAAAACGTCTTAAAAGGTCTGAAAATAGCTCAGACTAAGACCCATCTGGGCCCTAGTCTATAGCATAACCATTATTTTCAGATATGATATAATAAGCAGCATCTTCACTGCCTAACACTCTAGCAACTTCATCAACAGCTGCTTTTACTTCTTTGTTATTTAAATTTAAACACTGCATAATTATTCACATTCTTTTTTACGTTTCTTACCCATTTCAGCAAGATAAGTCATATCTACCACATCTTCAGTAACATCCATGTTGAAAGCTTCATTTGCAATAGAAGAAGTATCTACATTAGCAAAAGGATCTTCTGTTTCTTGTGAGAATTGTTCTTGCATATCAGAGAATATATCTAACTATTCATTTATGATGTCCATAGCTTCAGATCCATCAAATGATTCTTCTAAACTAACATTGACAAAGTCTGATACATCTGTTTCATCATATACTACATTATCTTCAGATAACGGATCTATATTAAAGGTAGTATCTACTACTTGCGTATCAGATACATCACCTTCTATTTGCTTCTATGTTCCGTTTATTTTTACCTAAATATTATCTGAACTAAGAGGTATAAACTGTTTAGTAAATCTACTTTCATCCTTTAATTTAGGTAATTTAACTCTAGACATTGCAGTTTCTGCTATAACACTATCATCAGTTAATACATTTTCATCAAACGCATTCTAATCAAAAGCTGATATATCCAAACCACCTTTTGCAAATTCATTAACTCTAAATCCATTTTCTTTAATACCTAATTTAGGTATTCTCTTATAGATTAGTTTAGCTCCTCTTTTACTCTTCTTACCTTCATCATTTACATAAGCTATTTCGCCAATTAATTGATATAATTGAATTGAAGTATTATATCCAGAACCATTATTTACAGTTATGAATTCCGCTCTTCTAGTTCTATAGTGAGGAACAGCAAAGCTGTCATACATAGTAATAGCTTTACCTCCAATGTTACTTCTAGATTTAGACAATACAATATCATAATCACTACTCTTAGAACGGTCTTCCTATTGTTGTTGGAAAGGATCGTTGCTATTAGGCTTAAGATTGATATTATATTTAGGAACTATATTAGGATCATCCCACATATTTCTAGCTATTGTTAATCTAATAGAAGGAAAACTCATAGATTGAGGATCATCCCCAGTTTGAGCTATAGAACTATATCCAGATATATCTCCTCCATTTTTAAATTGGTCTAATACTTCTTTAATATTAGATACATAACCATTATCAATCTTGTACTGAATAGGAACTAAATGGAAGAATGCATTTACTCCTCTTTCATCGTAAGAAGTATAATATGCATATTTAACCAAATCTTCTGCAAATTCTCTAACTATATCATCGGTATCTTCAAGTAATTGAGCGAAAGCAGATATTAACTGATTCTCTCTATCATAGTCATTGTTCATTGATGATTCAGATAGAATAATTCTGTCTACATTCTACCCTTCTAAGCCATCTGCTGGATATTCCTATAAATAATTTAATAATTCATTCTTTATAGTTCCATCTTGATTAATAAGATGTGGAAAAGCCTCTTTATTAAGTAACAGATATCTCTTAAGTTTAGTTAATCTAGAACACATAGTATTCTTACCTATAAACATACCTCTAAATTGATCATCAGTCATTTTAAGGAAATCAATGTTAGAAGTAGCTCTAGCTCTAATTATACTATCGATCATTCTATTTATATTCTGAACAAACTTCTTATCACCCTAGTGTTTATAGGATATTAAATCGTTGCCATCTGTGCCTTTGATGATATCTCCTCCTACAATATTACCCATTACTGAATTAAATATATTCTAGTAAGTCCAAGTTGCAGGGAACGTTTGACTCTTAAGAATCTTTCTGGCTATAGTAGTAGCATTATATAACTTCTTACTTAAGAATGTATTACTAAAGTAGTATTTCAAAGCATCGTCTACTTCCTTACCTTTTATTTCAAATACTCCGGAATTATCATATATAAATGTCTAGTATGAATTCACAAAGTTTAACTATAGTGCAAGATTATTACCAAATTTCTTAGTATCAATCTGAGATCTATGTACTAATTCACTAAGTGTTTTAGCATCCATACTTAGTTCTTTATAAGCGTGCAATACAATAATCTATTGATATAAAAATAGTAAATTATCCTGCTTTCTATTCTTTAAAGCGTATATAAGACTAGATTCATCAAATACCTGTGTCTTATCTATTACTTCACTCTTTATTCCAGGGTATGCAGAGTACCCAATTTCTTCAGCTAAACCATTATATTTAGCTTTCCAATTTTGTTTACTTTCGCCTTCTGGCAGAGCATCTATGGCTTCTTTAAGTAACTTACCATACACATTGTATAATCCAGTAATTATCTAGTTTTCCTATAGATTCTCAGCTCCATATACTCCTTTACTATTGATAACTCTATTGGATAACTCTTTTAATATAGGTTGAGCTAAGAAATAGAAAGTATTCTTACCTTTACCACCTCTAAGTAATAGGTTAGTCATATTATAAGTAACCTGATTAACATTTAAAGCAATAATGTAAGGGTCTTTAGCAACGTCTACATGAGCATTAATCATAGCAGATAACCAGTCAAGAATTCTAAATCCATCTTGACCCTTAATAGCATCTAAATCTCCTAATTGATATACATTACTATGACTGTATATCATATTAAGATGCATTAACTGTGTTAATACATGATTAGTAGAGTTAAGAGCAAATGGAGCAATACCAGCTTTACCACTAGTATATTCTTCTTTTCTAGATTCCTAGAACGAAGGCAATAATTCATAGAAAGGATCTGCCTCTTGTTTACTAGAACTTGATATTAACGGTAGTACATCATCTTGTAGCATACCAGTAAGAGTATCAATAGACGCTCTAGTCTCAGCCATATTCTTAGTATCTGATACTACTAATTGATAATTCTGTATTATCATATTCTGTAACGCTTCAGGACTTTGCTCGCTTACTTTATCATTAGTATATTGAACTATATTTCCATCTGTATCATAATTCAACATAGCAATATATAATTTATCAACGTCGAAGTCAGAACCAGTCATTGCTGTAAATTCGTCAGGAACTACTATAGTATCGCTGAATCTATCAGGAAGTACATCTACTACTTTAAATGAGAAAGTAGAAGACAAGCCCTGAGTAGGGATACGATAACCAATACCTTGTGGAGTAGAATTAGCGCCAATTATATTATGGTCAGTTAACCATTTCTTCATAGTTCCATAAGAAGTCTAATATTCTTTTGGTACTATATGTCTAAAGAAGTTAGTACTTAGAATAACATCCATACTTCCATCTTTATTTAGGAATCTAAGCTTCTTACCACCATTAAATGCACCATTTAACTCTGATTCTTTCATTCTAGCATCAGTTGCTTTTAAACCAAATGAAGACATCTGAATAGCAGAACCGCCAGGAGTATTAATATCTACTACTTCTTTGTTTATAAATGATATAATTCTACTTTCAATCCACTGTCTACTACTCTGGGCTGCTAATGGAACAAGTATATTTCCGTCCTAATCAAGAGTAAGCCCTTTAACAAACTCATCAGACATACCAGAGCTAACAGCCTAACTAACTAAATAGTCTGATAAAGCCTTATTATTCAGTTTGCCTTTATGGAAGAATCTCTTAATTATTCTCTTATAACCTATATCAGATAACTAATTGATAGCATCCATTGTTTGAGTCTTAATCTGTTGACCAGTCTTAGTAGTGGCTTTATTAGTACCGTACACTCGATCGTCTATAAGATTACCCAAACATATTTTAACAGCCTAAGTACCAAATGAACGGTCAATATGTTCGTGTGGATCTGTGTTCAACTGTAAACGTAAATTACGAATATCTTGAACAAATACAGGTAAATCTCCTTCTTTCTTAGTAAGATTGAAGGATTTTTTATTCAAACCTTCAACATTAAAGTGTTCGTTTTTAGGACCTTCGTAAGCTTCAAATTTAGTTCTACCGCCAACCTTAACCGCAGATTCAAAAGTAACCATATCGATTACTCCTAATTCCTCATTATTCATACGGTCATATAAAACCTTATTATCAGCCTTAGCTATTACTTTGAATAATGGGAACATAGCCATCTTATCGAATACAGGAACATTCAGATTTATATCGTTCTCTCTATGGTCTCCAAAATATACCATCTTTAAAGGTTTAACTACAAGAGCTAAAGTCTTCTGATATAATTCCGGATTATTCATCCATGACTCATCTTCTCCTTCCATTATTTGATAAGCTTCTTCGATAGCGTCACTCCATTGTCCTAACGCTTTCATAATACGTCTATACATAGCAGGACGAATATATACAGCAGCATCAGATTGATTAATATTACCACCTTTGATATCTCCTTTATCGTCTCTTCTGAAATCGTACGGTCTAGCACTAGCATTAGTATAGCTATCTACAAACTCTTTCTAATTTTTAGTAAGAGAATTATAGAAGGCATCTTCTTTCTGTTTAGTAGATAAAGCCTCTATAATTTCATTGTCGCTTAAATTAGGATGAGCTTCGCTGTATAAATCACGTAGAATAGAGTTTCTGAATATACTTTTTAATTCGTCATAATAATCAGAACCAAGCATATTATCAGCAAGATGCATTACTGTTACTTTAGTATCATTCTCAGCCGGATTATCCCAGATAGTTCTAAGATTAGTACCAGTAGATAATACAGAAGACAAACGTTTAATCTTATCAACATCTTTACCAGTTATAACATCAATAGAATCTCCTTGTTCGGTCTTAAATTTAGACTTCTTCCACTTATAATAAGCAGGATCTCCTGTAAAACACTTCTCTACTTCCATTATAGAAATAGCCTAATTAGCTACATGAGAACCAATTACAGAGAATAATATATCTTGATTCTTAAGACCAGATTCTTCAGATGTATACATTGAACTATCTAGTTCTGATTTATAGTAATCGAATATATTACTAGGTATTAACTTATTAACGTATTCGCCATTTGAATATCCAAGTATACCTCTCTTTACAAGAGCTCGCATTTCTCTTTGAGTAGCATGCAGTAACAAATGATTTATTGCAGAGAATATAGGAGCAGAAGGTTCTATAACTTCCTTAGAATTAGGTTTAGATGTACCTAACAACAATACTTTTAAATCTGTTAAATACTTCTGAACCTCTTCTGTAGTACCATATTGTTCTAATCTTGCTAATTCTTGATTGACATTTAAAACATCTTCACCAAGTCTCAGTCTAGTAAAGTATCTGAATCTACCTCCATTTCCAGTATGATCCATCTTACCATTTTTAATCTTACCGTGGTAATTGTCTACTCTTAAAGTAGGATGTTGCGCGATATAGTCTTTTTTCTAGAAATAATCCCATACAGCATTAAACTCATCTAACCAGTAATTAGCGAATATATTAAGAGTACCTTGACTAAATCTTCTTTCTCCTACATAAGTAGAATTTTCAGCTGTTAAATCTTCTCCAATAATAGCTGCATAATTAGCGTCTCCTATATCGATATATTTACTAGTAAGAATATCTTTTACCATTTTGATACCTGATATGCTATACCAAGTCTTTTTGTCAGACATAGTAGGTAATATCATTCTATCGTTAAAAGTAAGAGTAAGCTTAGCAATATAATCCTCAACAGGAGTAATGCCGAAATAATCTCTACTAGATTCATCTATATTCAGTGCTAAGAAAGTATGCAATTTAAATTTGGTATTATTAGCATTAGCTATCAGACTGTGTGCAGAGAATGGAGTACTTAATATCTATTGTTTCTTACCATTAGCATCTTGATTAATATTACGTATTTGATCTGTCATGTAGTTATTCTCACTAATAGGATAAATCAGTGCACCATCTGCTCCAACAACACTAAATTCTTGAGGAGAAGGATGTACTTTACCATAAGATATTGCCATCACAGCTATCTAGCTATTAGAATTTCTACCAAATGTAAACATTCTATCTAAAGTTCTAGAGTATCCACCACCTGATGTAGATTTTACACCTATATCTTTAGTTTCAGCTAATTTAATCAAAGTAGCTAAAGTACCTTCATTAAATCTCTCTGTTTTACCAGCTCCAGTGCCTTTCCAGAAATTATATAATTTATCAAATTCAGTAGTTCCAATATAGAAGTTATTAAGCATATAATCTAATGCTAAGTTATCCATAGGAATAGATAAAGCATTAAATACATCCAATAAAGTGTCCTTTATTTCCTATATCTTAGTATCATCTACTGGTTTACCTTTCTTTATTCTATCACTTACTATTTTAAAAGTAGAACTTAATTTACCTCTTCTGTCTTTTAAGAATTTAGCAAACTCTGGTTTAATGAAGGGTCTACCACTATCTGTTCTGTCTATAGCATCAGATGCGAAGAACATACCTGACCATCTAGCAGGAAGTCGACCTACTTTACGTAAATTATCACTATCTTCTACAACCCAATTAAATTTACTTAAGCTAGATTGTATTTCACTAGCTATTTCATCTTCAGACTTACCTCTTGTATTTACTTTAGGATGTTTAGTAGTAATAGTGTCTAACTGTACTTTAGAACTCTTTATAGTTATCTCTAACTAAGTTTTAGTATTGTCAGATATAGGTGCTTCTTCCGAAGTAAGAATATCATATAAAGATTTAAAGAAAGGAATAGTATTACCTAAATTAGCACTTCTATCTATTATATCCTGATACTTATCTATATCCCATAAGTTCTCCATAATCTGATTCCATACAAAATTGAAATCTTCAGTTACAGGAAGTTGGAACATATCATCATGTACAGGAAATAATTCTTTAGTAATAACGCCGGTTTCTTCATCTTCAACAAATTGGTATTCATACTTAGGTATAGAGTAGAAGAACAGTTTAGCTCTAAAGCTAGCGTTATCTTTCTTACTTACTTCACCTTGATTCTTATCCCAATTGTTTTCAGATTGTTCACCAGTCTCTACTTTTAATCTAGACTCTTCCTCATTATCTACTTTTTCTACTTCTCTAATTCCTAATTGTTCTATCTTCTTACGAACATATCTAGTAAATATATCTTTGTTATTTACTATATCCTGAGCAATATCTACATATTCGTCAGATATCCAACCAAAGTCTATATTCTACTGTAATCTGTCAAATAACAAAGAAGTATTAAGATTATGAACATCCTCTATGGTTCTAATATTAAATATAGATAACGCTCCACTAGTAAGAGAATTAACAGCATGATAGAATACATCTGGATCAGTTATATGAGGTAATTTAGCTTCTTCTTCCTTTGATAAACCAGGTATATAATAAGATAAACCTTCTGGTTTACGGCTATAGAAATCTTCTAATGCTTGCTTAGAGGCTTTATAATCCTTAAACTAACCGTCATTTATACTCTTGAAAAAAGCTCTGATTATATTTCTGTGAGAATTCCAGAAGTACAAGGTATTATATATCTTCTTAAAGATTCTAATGACATTATATAATAAACCTTTACCGTTTTGATCCTTAGCGTAATTACGGAATTCTTCAGCAAGCGCTTCCTCTGCTTCATCTTGAGTAAGATTTCTAGCACTTCTTTTAGATTTAGAATATTCTTGATATAACTTAGTTCTCTATTGTTCACTCAATAGCATTTGAGTTACATAGTGGAATGCTTCGTGATATTCTACACCTGCACCAGATTGTCTAGATAAAGATATACGAGGTATTAATTCGTTAGAAAGTGCATCCATTACTACACTGAACAAACCGTACGCCTCTTCATTAGCTCCAAACTTAATCATTTGGTCTGTTACTAATATCTGATCGCTATCTATACCTAACTTATCAAATAACCATTTCTTAGCAGAATCTTCATTAAACTTACCTCTACCTTTAATAGTTGATTTAAGACCACCTAAGAACTTAATTGGAGTAAGAGCAACTTCTCTTTTACCAGTCTTAGGATTGAGAACAATACCCCATTTAAGGTATTGACTTTCTTTCATTCCATTATCTGGTATACTTAATCCATATTTCTCAAGATTCTCAGGAGTAGCTCTTTCTGCAATTACAACTTTCTTACCACTAGCTGTCTTAGCTTGAGAAGGTTTGCTTACATCTTCTATTACTTTATCTTGAGTATTAACAGTAGGTTTAGGTTTATCTTGTTGTTTCTATAATTCTTCTCTATTTATTGTAGCATCATCTGCATATATAAATGGAGCATAAAATGCATGTTCACCTAAATCTGTCTTTAATATTCCATTATTAATAGCCCATGTAATTACTAGAGGAGAATCAGACACCTTTACAGCCTTACCGTCTTTAAAAGTATAACCTATTTCTTTTAAAGAAAATGTTAAGTCTTTAGAGAATATAGGTATTCTACTGTTTTCGTCTTTTACTAGATTAGGAGAACTATTAGCTATAGACACTAGTAAGTCTATAAATTCTTGAGGGAATTCAGACATTAATACATCCTTATCAGTATTCCAGTGTATATTCTATGAAATCTAGAATACTATTCTTCTCTTTTCAAAATCTGTTAAAGTAGCTAAGTTAGTAAATTGTGTACTGAATCTCTTTTCGGTTCTAGGACCTTCTTGAGTATATACAGTAGCATCTTCACTATAGTATCCATTAACAAAGAATCTATTACCTTTATCATCAGTATATATACCTAATTGCTTTCTTACTAAGAAATTATATTTAATTCTTTCTACTCCTTCTAAACCATTAGTAAATGTATTGGAACCACTATTGGCTAACAGAGACAATAAGAAAGAATCAATTATCTTAGCATTAGAACCTCTTACTGACGTTTGACCAGTAATAATATTAAATATTAACTCAGCAGTAGAAGGAGCGACAGGCTTTCCTTGCTCATCTACATTTTGAGTGCCGTCCGCATTGAAGGCTAATTTAACCTGCTCCGGATTATTTACTCCAGGTATTCTATGCAATTCCTCAGATAACATAATAGGTAATGTAGCAGTACCAGAAGGAGTATTTTCAGGTTTAGGTATAAAGTATATTTTACCAGCATAACCTATACCTTGTGTTTCAGTCTTATCTCTAGTAAACATATCATCTATAGAGAAAGGATCAACACCAAATGGACCAGTACCATATCCAAACTGAATATCTCCACTGGTTATTTGTTCAGACATAGCAATAGCATCTTCTGTAATACCAAAATCACTTACTTCGGTTAACTTTCTAAACTTTGGTAATCCAGCCTCATCTACTTGATTATCAAGCTGACCGTTACTTATTCTTATTCCTACAGGTTTAACATGCTTCCTAGCAGTTAATGGTAATGTTTTAGTAGTAGAATATTCTGGAGCGTAAGCCTTAATTATCTTAGCTCTCAATTCTCTTAACTTCTATATCTACTCATCTATTTCACCCTAAGTCATTTCCGTATCTCTCATACGGTCATACAGACTCTAATTGATTGCTCTAACAGATGCATTATACAGTTTACCATCCTTCTCTATCATCACGTGAATAGCTAAATTATCTATAGCACTATCAAATGACATGTCATGTTTAAAGGATGTAACTACAAAGTATATATCATCAGCTGTTGATAACCATCCCGGAATAGCTAAATTATCAGCTAATTCTCTACCTGGTCTTCTATCAACTTTACCACCATCTTTACCTACAAACTTTACAGATTTACCAGCTACAGTAATAGGCATAACTTCATCTGTATTAGGCTGGAAGAAGAAAGTATTAGCTATATGTAATCTTCTGAATTTCTTTCTAGCAGCTACCCAACCATTAGTAGACCTATTATAATATGAAGAAGGGCCCTACAATCTGGAATCAAAATCGTATGATTCTTCAAATGCAGATTGTTCTAATATATCTTGGTCATTTACAGGTATTCCGTTTTCAGGATTACCATCAGGCATGTATACTAGCTAATCGTTCTAAGCATCATAAAAAATTTCATCAGATTTTGGAGTGTCTTCTACTTCTGTAATATTTACCGGATTCTCTACTTGAGGAGCAATATCTGAAGCTGCAGGAGTATCTTCTACTTCTGTTACTGTAGGCTATTCTGCAGATCCTTCTTCCTCGTCCTGTAGTGATTCCTCAGCAGGAGCAAATTGAGCATCGTCTACTTCCTCCTGTTGTCCCTAAGACTCTTCAGCAGTAGAATCATCTGTTTGCTATTCTTCTGCCTCTTCAGCAATATCTGTAGGTTCTACTGATGTAACTTCTTCAGCTGGATTCTGCATCTATACTTCATCTTCTATATCTTGATTAGTATTAGTAACACCATCCATTTCCACATCAGCTTCCACCTCATCTACACTTACTCTATCTTGTAAAGGAGAGCCTTCTATAGCTTCCTCTAACATATTTAGTTGATCTTCTAGACTACTTATTTCCTATTCAGCTATCTATACATCTGGTATAGTAACCTCCTCTACTTCATCCATAGGAGCAACCTCTGGAGCTTTTGTTTCAGTATTGGGAGTTCCTTGTTCTATATCTGTTAAATTACCAGTATCTTCAGCTATCTCCTCTCTACTTACTTGCTCTTGATCTTTTTTACGCTGTAAATCTTTCTGAATAACAGACATAGCTCTTTTACGCTGTACTAAATCCTAGTCAGCAAGTTTATCATCTTTATTCCATTCTTCATTTACAGAGTTATCATAATCCTATATAATCTAATCAGAAGTTCTAGTCTTACCGTTGATCTTGTCTGCCTACATCTCATTAGTAAGTATTTGCTTCTGCTGTTCTTCGGTAAGATTATTATAAGTAGGTTTATACAATCTAGTATCACCTACATATTTTCCAGTAGTATATGCTAAAGCATGAGCGAATAAATCAGCTCTTGCCCCATCATTAACATACTTACTTATGGTAGCTACAGATAATTGATCTGCAAAAGGAACAGATAATCCAAGATCCATTACCTGTTCTCCTACTTCTTCTCCTAAGAATCGCTGTATAACTGGTTTACGTTCTTCTATTTGAGATTCTACATACTTTATAATACCAGATATACCATCTACATTTACATCTAAATTCTTATCCTCTTTTAGTCTTTGTAAATCCTGCTTTCTTGAATTAAGTTCATCTCTAAGAGTAAGTAAGTCGTTGTAATCTTGAACAGCAACCATTCTGCCCATGAATTCATTAGCATACTCTTCTTCAGACAGTACACTTCTTTCACCTAATAATTGGTCTACGTATTCAGATAATTCCTTTTTACTTCTAGAAGTAATATCAGATGCAGGTAAATCATTAACTATCTGTCTTCTTCTATCACTACGTTTTTTATCATAGCGAGCTAAATAATCAGAATAATGCTGCTTTATTTCTTCTTTTAAGTCAGCATCTTCTCTTATTTTCTGAATAACACTTTCTATTTCTCTAGTAGAAGCTTCAGATGCTTCACTAGCATCTTTTAATCTATCTTGAATATATACAGCATTTTTTACTACAGATATAAAGTCATCATTATTTATTCCTAGTTCATCAGTTATACTACGTAAAGACTTATTATTAGATAATCTTTCTATGTTGTTTACTAATCTTATGTCTTCATCAATCATTTCATTAGTAACACCTTCAGGTTTAAATTTATCCTTAAGAGTTTCTAAGTTATTGATTATTCTAGAATAACCTTTTCTCCCATCAGAACTAGCAGCATTCATAAACTGCTCTACTTTATTTTGTCTTTCGGCATTACCATATCCGTCAGCAATATAACCTCTCAGATTACTATCTGTAAGATATTGAGCAGTAGCACTATATACGTCAGGTGAACTAAATACTCCAGACATAAATAATCCAGTAAATCCACCTATATCCATAGATTTACGTAAATCAGCATCACCATTTAGATTCTCATCTGGGTGAATACCATAGTATGCCATATGCGCTTCTCCTGCCAATTTTAATGCATTAGCAGCCCCCTACAACAGACTATAATCTCCAGCATTATCATACTTACCAGTTCTATAATAATTACTTACTACTCCTTGTTGACCTTCTTCAGTCTTTTCCATGAAATAAGAAACACCTAGTTTCTTACCAATATTGATAAGATTACTTATAGCATTGTATGCTCTAGTTTTACCTCCAGGAGTTTTCCATGCTTTATCTACAGCTCTAGCAATAGTACGATCTATAATACCATCAGCTGCTGCATATAAATCATCTTTACGTAATCTATCAATTACAGCAGTTTCTAGTCCAGAGGATATATTACGATTACCTACAGCTCTTTTAGCAGCTTTCTATAATCCAAAGTAGTTCTTCATATATGAACCACCAAACATAAACATACCTTGAGCTAAGTCAGATAACATTAAAGCTTGATTAGTCTATCTAACTACATCTAGACCTTTTTGAGAATCATTTACTAGCTAATTAAAATTAGCGTCGGGAGTGATTATATTCTGTGATAAAGCGTTTTCTAATACTTCATAATCTGTCATTTCAGAAGTATCAAATCCTCTGGCTTTTAGCTACTCATCGGCAGATTGTATTACACTGGGAAGATTAATTCTCATCTAATCTGCGCCTTCTAATACTCTCTACTTAAATGAATCAAATACTTCAGCTTGAGTTTCTGAATTACGAGTATAATTAGTAATCGCAGCTTGTGTGGCTAATTCTGCTGCGCCTATTAACAAAGGAGCGGTACCACCAGAACCTGCTGCCATAGCAGCTTTAGATGCCCATTTAGCGGCCATACTAGTACCAAATTGTCCTAACATGGCTCCAAATTCAGAATAACTAGTACCTAACTCTGGTAATGCATAAACCCAAGATTCTGGATTAAATGCAGATATTTGATTATTCTCTTGTTTTTCTCTAAACTCAGCAGATATTTTACTTGGGTCATACAGCCAATTACCATGCTTTAAAGTATGTATCATACTTTGTATCTACTGATTTTTATCAGCTAAACGAGAACTTACAACCCTTTCAGCATTATTAAGCTGTTCAATCTGCTTTGCTAAATTGCTGCCTTGGTTTTTACTACTCCACATATATTCTATTTGATCTGGAGATAGTTGATGAGTTCTCCCAAAAATTGCATCGTTTATACCATCATTAGCTAGTAAATGCTTAAAGTTATTACCAGGATTAAGATCACCAATATAATCTTCTGCTAGCCAGTCGAAACTATAGTATTTCCATAAGTCTGTTACAGAACCAAATTTATCAGTACTGAATAATTTACCAGGTCTAGTCTCATAGAATATATCCTGTAAATACGGATTAGTTCTAGCTAGCTCTTTTAAACCAGGTTGATGATATATGATGTTACCGTTCTAATCTAATTGGTTTACACCATTTTCTATATTCTTAATATTATCTTCTAGTTCAATTATTCTATTCTGAGCTGATTGAATTTGCGTAGGTGTCCAATCTGTTGCAGAATCAATCTATCTTTGTAAATCAATTAATTCTTGTTTACTTGTAAGATAATCTTTAGCTAGATTAATAGAATTTAAATAGTTAGCTTCACCCTCTCTAACTTCATTCTATAATCTACTTAATTTAGATTGATCCTTCTTTTCCATAAAACTACGATATACATCTAAAGCTTTTATGTCTCCAGACTTCTCAGCTTCATCGTACATATAGTCTAGGACAGTGATATTCTTATCCTTATCATCTGCGTCTTCACTAGACTGAAGTAATTCAGGCATACTTCTAGATGTCCACCAATTAGATATTCTACTTTTACTATCTTTTGTAGAATCTTCATTAGTAGTTTTATTATCGTAGTTTATATCGTTCTCTCTATCTTCTAATCTTCTTTGGTAATAATCTGATCTAGAATCGTATGAATACCCATAATCACCTTGTAAGGTATAATTAGGGTATTCACTAGCGATATTATTATCTGTATTTTTACCTAGAGTATAGTTCTATTGTCTACTCATAATATTATATTAAAATAGTCTGTTACTTTCAGATTGAGCTTGCATTACATCTCTAATGTCTTGTCCTATGTTTCTACTCTTAGCATGTAACGCATCATTCTCAACTGCTTCTAAACCGCGTCTGGGTACAACCGTACTTACTGGAATTCTTAAATAAGTGCCTTGTTTAAGAGCGGTATTAATCGAAGTTCTAGTTTCACCATAATCATTTGTAGATTCAGTTACTCTTACCTGATCTTCGTCGAGATTTACCCAATCTCCTTGTACTTCTGCTAGATCTCTAGCTGTATATTTACCTTTATCTATTTCTGATTTAGGAATAAAAATATATTTATTGTGGAATATATTTGAACCATCTGTAGTAATATTCGGAGTTCCAGCTACTAAGAAATTCTTAAACTGCCCCTTTTCAAAATCATCTTGTAACTTACTACTACTACCAATCTTTCTATCCATTAAATTCTCAGCAAGACGTTTTCTAAGTAAGAACTCAGAAGAAGAATTACCTACTCTCCAACCTTGAGAAGTCATCTTGCCCGTCTGAGTTCCTTGAGCAGTTAATACTTCGTTTGCCTCAGCACCTATACCACTACTTAAAGTTCCAATAACATCGTTAATTGCACTATTTAAACTGTTATTAGTTTTAGCACTAAGAGTAAACATATCATTGAGTTTCTTTCTAGCATCTTGAACTGTAGGTGCATCTTTTAAAGCTGAAGCAAAAGTATCTCTTGCTGTTAACTCTAATTGGTCAGTTAGATTAAGTAAACGATTCTGTTGACTTCCTGCGCCTGCTCTTCTAGCTAATGCTACAGCCATTGGATCACGTTCTGCTTGGTCATAAGCAAATTCTCTACCTGCTGTAATAAGTGTTCTATTAAGTTGCTCTTCAGCATCCTGTCTACTAAGACCTTGTCTTTGTAATACTTCTAAATGCTTTTGATATTCTGGAGTATTCTATATACTAGATAAGTTTCTTTGTATTTCATAATCTGTTCTATCAGTAGAAACTCCTTGATGAATCCATCCATCTTTAACTCCCATGAAACTAGCTTTCAGATTATCTACATATGGTCTCACTAAGTCTACTTCAGATTTATAAGCTAAAGGAGCTACGTCATTAAATATTCCACTATCTACTGTGTTATAGTTAGTGAAATCCACATCATGCCAAAGAGGATTATACATCCCCTTTATCATTAATTCCTAATTAGCCTTTTGTCTTGCTAGCATTCCTTCTCTACTTTGCTTTAAATTACTAAGAGTAGCATAATCAAGATTAGCAATACGAGAATTTAATCTAGCTCTAAAGTTAGCATCTTTCATAGCATCTGGATTAGTAGCAGCTTCATCTATTAAATCTCTTATCTTTCCTAAAGAGTTCTCATAGTATCTCTAAGTATCTACAGCAGAAGGAGATTGAAATTCTCCAAACTTACTAACAGTATTAGTAAATTCATTAGCAGCTTGTTCAACAGCTTGTCTTTGTGCCTAACCTATTCTATACAATTCACCAAAATTAATTGGTACATATGTATTCATTATAGGAGCTTCTGCAGCTCTATCGTATCTATTAGCTTGCATCATTTACCTCCTTTTCTTTTTATTGTACTACGATTAGAATTCATCATAGCTCTGAGATCATCCTCAGTAAAACCAGCTTGTAAGAATCTTTGATACAAAGGCCACATTTCCATATCTCTAGCTTTCTGATTACGCATTAACTCTCTATTCTGAGCCCATTGACTTAACTGACTTAAACCAGTCCTACGTATATTTCTAGCAGTAGCTCTATTCTGAGCATTAGCTTCATTAGCCATATTCGTAGCATTAACCCATTGCTGTCCTAAACTATTCATAGTATTAGCATAATCACCTAAGTACTGATTGTTAACATTACTTTCTTGAGATCTTAAACTAGCTATAGCTCTGTCAGTATTAACAGCTGACTGTAATCTATAAGCTAAATTAGCTCCAGTACTAGTATTAATCTGACTAGCATTATAATTACTAGTAGCTCTATTACGGTTTAAATCTTCAATAGCAGGACTAATATCATATCTACGTCTACGCATCGTATTACTAATACTAGTAGCATAAGGATTATATACTGCATCAACTGTTTCAGGTCTACCAGTAAATAGATTAGACATAACAGGAGTTAAAGAAGCTATCCCTGACAATGCGCTTCCTACTTTATCAAATAATTTATCACGTCTGTCTGCTCTAGTTTCTCTATAACTAATATCATTAGGTGTAGCACTAGGAGACTCTACAGTATCATAGTCTGTATCATATACAGATTCTACTGTTGGAGCGTCATACCAAGTAAACGGTAATTCTGGTTTACCTTCATCAATTAATCCTGTATTCATAGAAGTAGAAGTTGCTTTACGTCTACGTGTTGGAGTACTAGTACTTGCTGTAGCTGTAGTTGATGCAGTTGGCACATGATACCATTGATTATTACCAGTTCCCCACTGCACTCCAGCACCCCATTTACGATTAGGGTTATAGATAGCATCTACTATTCTATCTCCTAAACCAGGTTTAATCTCATCACCTAAAGCAGCTGCTTGTATCTACTTAGTCTTAGGTTTAATACCTTTACTTTGTTTAACAGATTCCTACATAGCAAACAACTAATCATGAATCATATTATTGTTCATTTCATTTAGTTTTGCTGCATTCTCTGCAAATCTGTCATTATACTTACTTTTCTTTTTTGCCATCATTTTCTCACCAAGTTGTGCAAATGTTTCTTTTCTACCAGGTACTTTAAGCTTATCACTTAATACTCTACTGCCTTCAGGTAAACTAACTAAATTACTATCAGTAGGATTATTATTCTCTGGTACTTTACTTATACTTCCATCTGGAGTCTATATTAATTCACCATCATCTACGTAAGCTAAAGAGGAAGACACTCCTCCATTAGCCATAGTATCTGTATTCATCCCTATCATATCTTCATATGCTTCACTTTGTAGGTAATTAGTACCTTGTACAGCAGCTCTATTACTATAAGCATTCTTCTTAATTGCTGCTCTCTTTCTACGTAATCTTCTATTACCGAATGCTCCAATTAGACCACTACCAAGACTACCTTCATCATAATCTGTGAACGAAGTCATTTCAGCTTCTTCACCAGATCTGCCTATTAGCCCTATGCCTGCTCCTACTGCAGCACCAATTGGACCAGCAACTTGGAAACCAGTAGCTGCACCACTGGCTATGTCACTTACAGATTGTGCAGCAGCTTGCCCTCCTGTAGTAGCGTTAGATTTCTAAAAAGGAGTAGTTAAAGTATTTAATATATCAGGAGCACTTTCAAGCATGTTATTCCCAATTTCTTTGAATTGAGTTCCAAATGCATATGCTGGTACTTTTGTTTTCTTTTTACTTTTCATATTAAATTAATGAATTTCTGTATGTTGTTGTAATCTATGGTATTTCAAAAGTATGATCTATATCAGAATCTAACTCATAATCGCATATCATATACTTACCTCTTAACCTGGCAGGTAACGATAATGCATCTTCATTCTTATCTGCTCTAGGTATAGGGAATCTAAATGTATCTTCTCTATAATCGGTTATTATATGTTGTTCAGGAGTAATAACATTACCTTCTTCATCAAGTTCTTCTTCAGTATGCTCTCTAATAGCTTCTTGATGTTTGGTACTGAATTTCATATAATCTATGATATCGTCCTTAATAGACTCTTGATTACCATCTCTAAACTCTCCTTGTAATCTAACATTATCAAATACTTTAGTATAAGGAGCATTCTTATTAATAACTATTTCTAATTTAGCTTTTCTATCTAAAGGAGTTAACCCTATTACTCCAGTATCATGTATAGTATGCAATTCATTGTCTTTTATTGCTACTACTCTATCAGAAATAGGTAACGACCATTTAGGATTAAATGTATAGAAAGATGTAAATCTACCTAACTACTCATTAAATACTAGTGGTTTATTTAGTACATTAAACCACACCTCGTTATACTTCTTATCAAATAAAGACATAGCTTTAGCCCTATCTTCTTTAATGTTTTTATTAAAGTAAGATTGTACCTGCTTTTCTTTAGATAACTAACTTACTTGACCTGTATAAGAACATATTTCGTTCTTATCATAATCGTACCAATAAAGCACATTATCTGAATTAATTATACTCTTGTCATTCTTAATAGACGAACCATTAGTAGTAGTTACGTAGTCGAATCTACTTAATATACCACCAGTACCTAATACTAGTTGATTTACATTATCGTCAGTAATAAGTGATCTTTCATTGACAGAAGCTACTCCTACTCCAGTATCTTGGAAATAGAATAGTCTATCTTTGAATACTTTTAGATTGGTTATGTCTCCCCACTGATTATCTACATCTAAGTAATCAGCTACTTTGAATTTAGACCACTAATCTATTACTTCATTATTAGTCTTAGCCTATGAAGTTAATATTCTATTAGTATATCTTACATCTTTATCGGCATACATAGAATTAGGTACATACAATTTACCAGTATTCTATGCAGAATAAACAGAATTATATACAAAGTAAGGAAGATCTTGTACATGTATGTCCTACATCTAAGTAGGCTCTAACTGCAACCAAGAATCTGCAAAATTTGAACTAGTTACTGTTCTATGAATCTGATCTCCGTGGAATAAATTCATATTAATAGAACTTTCAAATGGTATATAAGCTCCTATATAATTCTTCATTCCGTCCCATTCTTTAGCGTCAGGTAATTGGAATAGCATAGTATTAGGATAATCTAATAAGCTTAGATAAGTATCTCCTCCAAATACATACTTGCTGTCGTGCGCTGCTATACTTATGTATACAGAATTCTGTCTAGATGAGAATGTGTTACCACCATATATAGAATTACCATCACGTTTAACATTAAATACAGGAATAGCATTGGTAGCATCAAATGGATGAAGTTCTGAGTATTTATCTGTAGGTACGCTATTAAATCCAGAGAATATATTCTATAACTCAGGTACATGAGCTATAATACACGGACCAGCTGGGCCTTGTAATGATTGATTATCATTGTGAATAAAATCGGACATAGAGTAGTTAGTATAAGTTCTATTACCTACATTTATTCTTTTAGCTACTACATCTGGAGCTCCATACATATTATAATCTATATTGGGTGGGTATTTAGCATCTTCAATATACGATGTAGATTGAGATTGTCCAAATGTTGGAACGAAATATTTAGCTATTGATGCTCCACGGTATACCTTATTACCTCTACTATCTTGATAAGGGAAACCTACAGCAAGTACGTTAAGCCCCCATCTCTAGCCATAACCTACATATGGCACAGTATCTTGCTGCAATACTCTACCATCTATCTGAGTAACGTAATCCGCCGCAGCAAATATACTACGACTTACACTATTACCAATAGTATTACTATTTACATAGTTATCTTTAAAATCATCAAACTTGCTATCATTTACTTTACCACCTACAAATGGAGAATAGTATGAGCCTATACCATCTAAGTATACACTTCCTTCAAACAGTTTGGTTGCATCATCACCCTGTACACATATTTCTGGAGATACTAAACGTATATAATCATTTACTCTCATCGTAAGAGAGAAATTACCGATATCTTCCGCTGTACCTGTTGATATTGCCAATTGTTCACCAATCAAACTACAGAAGAAAGGAGTAGGTCTCATCTCCAAACTACTATCTAATTCAGATCCCTATCCTACATATTTATCCTACTCTTGAATTCTATATTCATATACGTAACTACCTACAGTTTGCATAATCACAGTTCTATCACGCTCAGTTCTATCACAACGAACTATCTCGTAACTCACTGCACCTACAGGCATCTTCTTTACTTTGAATTCTACGCCCAAAGCATTACCTATAAGAGTATTGTTCTCATATCTAAACGGAGGCATTTGAGAAGCATGAGGCATTCTAATATCCCCTATCCAGAGTACAGGAGAAGCTACAGATTTATCATTGTAGAATATTATACCAAATCTATATATCTCATCTCTTTGGTAACCTCTATAATTAGCAGCTATATAAGGATCAGCATAGTTAGGTATATATGAATTGTTCTACTGTTCTTTAGTAGGTTGTACTATCTCAGGCATCTTGTCAGTGCCTCTATTAATGTATCTAGTATTATTTCTAACAGCAGATACATTCATACTACAGGATTGATCTAATCTAAACTTATCTTGTTTATTACTTAAATTTATATCTGTAGTTATGAATGAATATTCTATATTAATACCATAACCACCTAATTCACCTTCCTTATTATATATATATACATTCTAGGAATTAGATGCATCCTTTGTATACTTTGTGTTATTAAAAGGATTTATACAGTCGTGAGTAATAGGAATGCGTTTTATAGCTTCATCATCTGTTATAGATAGACGAATGTTATTACTATCTAAACTAGATAATAACTATACGCTTCCTTCTGAATTAGCTCTATATGCTCTAGCATCATAGTCATTACCATCTTCATCTTCTGGTATCCAAGTATTCTCTGTTACATTAGCAGCGAATAGTCTGTTTTGCATCTTAGCAAGAGTCTACGCTATAAACTAATAACCAGTCATAGCATTAAATTCATCTATGGATATATCGCTCAATGTAGAGCCATAGTCTACATACTGAATATCCGTTTGACCATCTGGAATATCTATTTCATCTACTATACTAATAACAGGAGTAGAGTTATTCTGTTCATAGAATATACGGATTACTCTTAACTTATTAAAGTCCTAAAGTGATAATTCAGTAGATAGTATTACTGATTTATTTGATGCTTTGTTTAGACCTGTACCTTTATATTCAGAACTACCTTGACTAGTTACACTATTAGTTAAGTGAATTAATTCGCTCATTGGAGAAGTAACAGTCTCAGTACCGTGTACATTAAAAAGCTAGTAACAATAGGTTACCATTCCAGCTTTAAGATTACCTTCAGATAACCAACGGAATTTAAATGGTAATAAACTTACTACAGGGGTTATTTCTAATGAACCAGGATTAATTATATTTCCATTCTCATCTATAAGATTGAAATTGTCTATATAATCATTACTCATTATATTAACAATCTTGATGGGACTATTTCCATCAGTGAAGTATATTTTTATATTAGTATCTGATTCATAGTTACCTACTATACTTAATGTAGGATTTTTAGATAAATCTTCACACAACCCTAGAGCTCCTTTACATACTAATTTGATTTGAGGCATATTACTATCAAACCCCATTAATCTGTATATCTTATTAATGTTATCAGATGTTTTAGTTATTACTACCGCAATATCATTTATAGTAGTAGTACCTATTATCGTCTCATCTTTAGGTATAATAGTATCGTATCTTCTAGGGTTCTCTATACTTTGTAATACTCCTGTAGTTCCTCCATCATTAGTGATAACACGAACATCCTCAGCATATCTATACTGAGTATCCGGTATCAAATTTACGTCCTAGTCCATATTAAGACCTTGCGTAAATGTATTAACTTGTGCAGTATTACTTATCATATCAATCTTAATGCGCTATCTTGGTTATATAATATCTGTTCTTCGCCACTAGTACTAAAGAAAGTATCGTGGTCATTCATCTCTGGGTATAGTTTGTGCCAGGTATTCTTTATCGATTCTATTTCATCTGGTCCTGGAGACATTGCTTCAGCATAGGCCTATTTGCGATAAAAATTCCAACTATTTCTCATATCATAGTAATCTTGTTGGCTTATCTATCCTTTTAATTTAAGGGGATAAAAGTGTTTAACTCCCAGATACCATAATAAAGCCTCCTTATAAGACTCTAAATCCGGTATCATTGGCATACTATCTTCATCTGTATATATAGCATAATAAGATATCTTAATATATCCCCTAGGTACATTAGTCATTATATAACCTGGCTTAGTCATATACTGTAAATCATAACTATACATAGTACCATCTTTATGCCCCATTCTGTTACCTAGATATCTACCGTTTGCTGTAGGCACCGTATTCTGGTTTATTAATGCACTTAATGTTTCTCTAAGGTTATTATCCTCATTTAACTTGTCTAATGCTTCTCTATCATTAGTAAGATTAAACATATTCTTAACCAATGGGAACATAGCTGCATCCTGTATCAACATACAAGCTTTACTACAGCATTGATTATCGTGAGATACACCAAAACTGGATGTTGCTTTTCTCATAGGTAACCAACCACCATTACAGCAGTATGAGTACGCTACCTAATCTAATTTGTATAAATCACAAGGCAATGATACTTGGTGGCATTCTATTGGAAGTACTTCTACTTTATGTTCAAACTACTGTATAGCTCCAATCTTAAGCATTCCCTCGAGTAACCACTCCTTCCAATCTGATATTCTTATCTAGTCCTCCTATAAATTGAAATCTGCAATAGCTTTTGCTATTACAGTTTTAGAGGATATCATTCTGTTGTTTATCATAATTCTATATAGTCTCTTATACGATTTTTAATTATTTTACAGAGGTCCCTCTTATTATCTCTTGAAGCTATAAACTAATACTTAGTTTTATTAGTAAGTAGACTATCTTTCTTTGACCAAAAGAAACGGTATTTCCATCCATTACTGTGTTCATTAAGTAAATAAATCGGCTTACCTAATTCTTTTGTAGCTTTCCAGTCCCATCTAAGACTCTTACCTGTGAATTCTTTTGGTTGATGTTTGATGATTTGTAAAGTACCTAATCTACATGGAAACTTAAACTCTTTACAGTTGTACATTACTTCATCTCTAATGTACTAAAAATAGTCATTAATAATGTTCTTATATGTCTATAAGTCAATATCATATGGTGTATTAGGTTCTATGTACTATTTATAGCTTTCATAGAAATCAGTAGTAGTATAACTCTTTCTCTAATATTTCATATATTAATTATTTATTACTAACTCTGTTCTATGTATCATCATGCGCATCATTAGTATCATCACTAGGCATAGTAATCATAAAACGTAACTCTCTTTCTAATATCATTTGTGTAATAGTCGGTATCATTGCAGATGGTATAGGAAATTCACTATCTGGATCAAAACAAGCATTAAGCTCTGTAGGGTCTTCAGCTATTACATCTACACTGATATACTCTAGCTGATTAGAATCTCCATCTACGTATATTCTATTGTTTTTAACCCATGCGATATAGTCTTTACATGTAGCTTTTCTATACTTCTATAATTTAGCTTTAGTACGACTACCTATCTAAATTATATTACCAAACATATCACGTACATTTATTACTCCAGGTCTATAGTTAAAGTCTATTAACTTAGGGAGTTCTTTATCTCCTACATAAGTAAAGTAACCTGGTACAGTTTCTTCACGATCTAAATGGATAGGTTCTATAGTAGTAAGATAAGCTTCGCTTACATCGTGCCCTTTATCGATCTACTATTTTATCAACATAGCTCTGTAACCTATAATCCACTTTTCAATTTGTGCTCTACTTAAATGCTCAGACTCTGCAATATTATTATTGCGAGCAATAAGTAGAATATTATCAATTAACTAGTTAAGTGTCATATCTTATTTCTAATAACGTTATAAGCCATATAACGCATTTTAAGGCTGTTATAGGCACTTTCTATTATCAGTAATACAATCCTTTAATTTAAGTAATAGCGGTCTTAAAAGAGCTTAAAATAAAAAAGGTTGATCTTATTGACCAACCTTATCCATTGCATTCTTCATATCCTAAGGAAGCATTTCCTTCATAGGTGGTGGTACCATCTAATTAGCTTTCCTTATTATATTTTTTAATTCGTTAACTTCTTTTTGTAAAGCAATTATTTCATCATTTTCTTTTGCCGGCTTATCGTTTATTCCTAGCTTATCTAGGAGAGCCTAACACTTAGCCATTTCTTCATCGCATTTAGCTATGGATTCTTTTCTTTGTTTATACGTATCATATTGGTTACGTACTATATTTATAATTTCCTACTTATCTGTAGATATAGTAAGACCTAATGCACTATCAGTAATCACTGATTTATTCTCAGGTATAGTAAACTTTTTAGTTTCTCCATTGCACTATATAGTTATATCTACTATTCTTTTCCTAGGCTAATTTGGCATTGGGAATTGCCCAGGTGGTAGCGGTTCATCATATACTGCACTTACTTGAGTAACAGAACCTTCATTATACTCAGTAGTCTTTTTGAATGTGCCAACTACTTCGATTATATATACTTTATCCCCTATACTTAGTTGATTGAATAACATAATAAGTTAGTTTTATAAGGGCTCAATTAAGAGCCCTTTTGTTTATTATTACGCACCTGGTGCGGTTATATTTGCAGGATAAGCATTCACTAACTAATAGACATTATTACATTTATTATAATATATTAAATATCTAAAGTTTAGTTGTAGGTCACCTGCTTGTACATCTTCTTGTAGAGCGTTGCGAAGCATAGATTGATTATTATTTTCACTGTTACCATCTGATAAACCTACTGGTAATGAAGCGCTAGCTTCAGCAGAAGACTGCCTTACATCCAGAAAGAATAATCCTTCGTTTGGTAAACTTCTATACTCTTGATAATTAACGTCATATCTTACTTCAGTAGAAGTAGCTACTACACCAGTAGTTTTAAGTACTGGAATTCCAGATATAGTATTTAATCTTCTACGACGCCTTCCAAATAAAAATGGACCCCAAAATGGGAATAACGGTTGTACATTATAGAAAGGATACATAATTACCTCCTTTCTTTATTAGCAACCACAACCACAACCACTGTTATAACCTACTCCATTAAAAGCTGCGTCACCAGCATAAGCTCCCATAGCAGCAGCTCTAAATATTTCAGGATTATAGCATGACAATTGTGGGTAAGGAACGCTTACTGTATTAGGTAATTTACATTTAATACCATCCACATCTGACTGTAAAGAGTTCAGTTTAGTTACAATCGGAGCAGTAGCAGAGCTAATCATATTACCAAAAGTAGCTGTCTGATGTTCCTGACTCAACTGAGTAAGCAGTGTAGAGTTTCTCTCACGTAAGCTATCAATCTTATCAAGCAAAGCCTGATTCTGCATAGCATCCAACTTAGCGATTATAGATTGAGTATTAGCTGTGCCACTATCACGAAGAGCTAAAGTATTACTGTTCATAGTATTAACTAAGTTGTTAGTCTGATTACATACAGACAACTGGTTTTCATAACCCATCTTAGTAATATTGTTATTTACAGCATCAATAGATCTCTGAGTAGTGCAGCAGCAGTTAGCTAACTCAGAAGCAAGAGATGCATTACCAGAAGTAATGGCATTGATTACTTCACAGCTAGACAATTTAGTATCACAAGAAATCTGACTTACACCAGAATTGATAGTATTAAGAGCTGTCTGAACAGCATTAATATCACAATTCAAAGTATTAGACAGTGAGCTTATAGCTTCCTTATTGCCATTAATAGCTTGCATTAACAGGTTGGTATTAGCATCAGTATTCAGCTGAGAAGCTAAACGACCTGCGTCATTACCTCCACGACCGAAACCGTTACCACCAAAACCACCCCAGCAGAAGAAGATCAAAATGATCCAAATCCACCACCAACCGCCGTTTCCACCGAAACCACCGTTGTTCATCATAGCCATCAAAGCAGCCGGATCCATACCTTTATTAGCGTTTTGCATTAGAGCAGCAAGACCAGCGTCAATACCACGATCCTGCACAATAATTCTATCTTCTAACATAATTGATTTAATTTAAAAATTGATTTTTATTAATATCTAACGTAGCGAACAGCTTTGCCACGTCCATATTCTGAGTAAGGTTCGTACTCTTTCTCTCTTTCGAGCATACGTTCGTAATCATCGTCATAATCTCTAGCTCTACTAGTAGAATATACTCTACGACCACCACGCATCATACCACCTCTTCTACCACCTCTACGGAATAAGCCTATGCGTTCAAATTCGTCATCATCATCATCTTCGTATTTGTCACGCTTTTCAACTTCTTCCTCATAGCATTCCATTTCAGCTTGTCTGATCTTATCACACATAACGTAAATATAGTAGTACCACATCTTACCTTCATCAATGTCTTTATCATTGATCCAAGCCTTTGCCAATTCAACAAAATGCTTAGTGCTATTAGAATTAGTCATACTTATAATTACTTTATAGTAATCAGAATAAACCATGTTAAGTGCTACGAACCAATCATAACGATTAAATCTGCTACCCAGATTTATTCCGTACTGACTAGCTAATGCGGTAGTTTCCTCTACAGACCAATGTGGTCCACGAGTACCATCCTCATTTTCCATTTTACTTACAGCTTTACGGGCATGTTCCTCGTTGAAATGAGGACCGTGTTCTGCTTCGTAAGCCTTTACACGAAATATTCTATGCATATTATTATTGATTAATATTATTGAATATATTGATTTTACTTAGGTAACTCAATTACACGAGTATTAGTTACCTTGATTATTGGGTTACTGTTAATTATCTGATATTTTTTGGTACGTATACGTTTCCAATCAAAGTGGAAGAACCTAACGAAAGCATTACGATATTTGTTTTTATATTCTTTTTTCTCTTCTACAAACAAAATCTATTGATTCTTAATATCTAATGTGGCTTTAAGGATTGAGTCCTTTCTACTAACTATGATAGTTGTTAATGGATTAATTTTAAGTTCTTCATCAAAATCTACTAGTCTATGCTTTATAATAGTTCTGACTGAATCTTTAATCTCAGTATTGATTACATTTACATCAGTTAGGTTCTTGTCTTTGATTTTAAGCTTTTTCTAAGCATCCTTAGCTTCTTTTAATAAACTATCATTACTAGTATTTAGTTCTTCTATAGTAAGCTATAGTACTCTGTTTAACTATTCTTTCTAGGATGCTAATTGCTCGTAAGCTCTAACATTGTTAGTTATTCTGTCAATCTCTTTATTCTTCTTCTGTAGCTAATGGTTCTAAACAAAAACAGTCGCAATAAGTAAACTAACTAAACCTACTGCGACTGCTCTGAAATTCCTTGTAAACCAATTAACTATTTGTTTTAGTATTGGAATCATCTGGTAATTCTTTATCTAATGATATATCTAAATATTTCTCTCCTTTTGCTTTTATAACCTTTTTGAGGATTTTCCATATTTTCCATTTAGGATATAAGTCGCTAAATGATTCTAGTAACGACCAAAACTCAACTAAGGCTATCATTCCTGCTACTATTTCTACAGCGTGCAGGTTAATAGAGGTTACTACCAGCTAATCTATTATTGACGCACTAGTTATTGCTACTGCTGCATCTCTAGTCTTCCATATAGTTTTCCATGCTTTATGTGATTCAATCTTAGGATGCCCATATTTTTTAGAGACTTTATAACCATAGATAGCATCAAGTAGTATCAATGCACCGACAGCAGTGATAGGAACCCATACAGGCGCGAATATAGAAAGTAGCCCAGTTATAACAGAAGCTACGCATTTATCCGCACTACTGAACATGTTCTTAAATATTGACATAGTATATTCTCCTAATTGTTGGTAATTCATAGATAGTAGCTGATAATAAAAATCAAATAAGCCCTGACAGATTAAAAGGGGAGTAAAATCTGAGAGGGCTCGAAATTCCGTATTATATAACGATAAGGTTTATTTAAAGTTTCTATTTTGAAAATCTTCTTGCATAAACTAATAGCTCTTTATAGCGTAATATTTTCTTTAATAGATTGATACCATTACAATGTTTAAGCCATCCTATATGACTACACATTTCTTGTTTGTAATCTTCTACTGTAATGTGCTTCTTTCTACCTAATCTAGCAGCTTTCCTGCACATACTACGCTTAATGTTCTTTCTTACTAAGGTATAGTCATGCCTTATTACATAACCTACAAATGATATTCCTCTATCTTCCACTTTAAATATCTGATAGTTATCTTTAAAAGATAATTTTAAAGTAGCTATATACTACTTCATTTCTTCAAATAAACTCCATAGGTATTCTTTATTATTATGCAATATTACTATATCATCTGCATATCTGAAATAATATTTAACCTATTTATCTTCTTTAAGCCAATGGTCAAAGTAAGTAAGATATAGATTAGCGAAGAACTAAGATAAGTAATTACCAATAGGCACACCTTCTGCTGAGTCTATTATCTCATCTAATAGCTATAATAACTTCTAATCCTTTATCTTCTTTCTTATTATACCTTTTAATACTTCGTGGTCTATACTAGGATAGAACTTTCTGATATCTAGCTTAAGACAATAAGTAGTATTATCTACATCTTTTAAAGCTTCTTTAACATTATGTAATGCTTCATGAATACCTCTGTGTTTAATACAGCTATAAGTGTCTTTAATAAAGATAGATACCCATATAGGTTCCATTATATTCATTACAGCATGATGTACTATTCTATCTGGATAATAAGGTAATCTGAATATTAATCTTTCTTTAGGTTCTCTAATTATAAATGTATTATATTCAGAAGTTTTATACGTACCGTTAATTAAATTCTGCTATAGTTTTTTAAGTAATTCTTCTTTATTCTAGTCAAACTCTTTGATATCTTTTCTACTAGATTTATTTCTTCTAGCTTTCTTATCTGCTAAATATAAATTGTCTAAGCTAACAATCTTATCGAATAAATTATTATATCTCTTCATAAATAATATTTTCTGAAATACCTTCACGCATCTTCACTTTCGTTACCAATGCGTTCAAGAAGCATGTCATATTTTACCAAGAGGTAAGGTTCAGCCCTTGATTTTTTGTCAGTTTATAATTTTTTTACGTATTTCAGTGTCCTGACATTAGCATTGGAATTGTCTAACTCATTGTTAGAATTCAAATTGAACAAACCTGCATTAGACTCATTGTCTGAGTTACTGCTGATTTACTCACGACTGCAACCTTTTATTGGTTAATTAAAACCAGTTTTCTTCAGATTCTATAGAATCCAATTGTTCATAATCCTCATCATTTAACTCCAATGTAGCTGGAGCAGCTGGCAATGCCGGTTCACCATAGAAGGTAATTCGCGTCCCGACATCAGCATAGGAATAGACTAACCCAGCGTTAGAATACAAAGTGAACAAACCCGCATAAGACACATAGTCCGAGCTACCGCCGATTAGAAGAGTTCTAGGTGTAGCTGTAGCACTAGTCCAGTGATAATCACAATAATAAGTTGTAGCACTAGCTCCATTTCCTACTACAGTTGGGAATAGATCTGCCTAATTATTATTAACGAGTTTTTTTACATATTGACTAGTAATTGTACTTTCTTTAAAGTCTTGTAATTCATAACCTGCTGCAATTAATTGCTCTGCAGTAGGATTAGTTCCTCCTTCAAATGTACCAAACTTAGTATAATCTTTGCAGATGTATACACTATTATCAGTACCAGCAACTACTACATCAATTACATTCTTCCATACATGACCAAATGGATTCTCAATACCACGGTATCTAGGAACATTAACTACCTTAGTACCAGTAGATGCACCTTCAGCATTAGTATTAGTATGTGTATATTCGATTATACCAGTACCATTACCTAATGAATTAGTAGTACCACAAGGTACAAATGACCATGCATCAGCTCCATTTATCTTTACAGTTCCTGTAGTTACACCTTCACCTAAACCACCTTGATGATAACCTTCTGCAGTTAAATTAGCATTAAATGCTTTCTGACTATTTAATGTAGCATATTCTACTACGAACAACCAAGTAAGGTCTCTATGTGCGCCATAGGTATAGATATTCCAGTTGTTAGTACGACTATTCTCTCTAGCAAAGACTTGGAATTGGTTTCTAGTAGTACTTACCTTAGGTTTATATTTTGTATTATTTATGGAGCGTAATAGATTAGGTAGAGTTTCAGATGTCATTCCTTCATAAGCCCCTATATATTTCTTTTCTACCTTAGTATAACCAGGAAGATTATATTCACTCATACGAACCTCAACGGTATTATCCGGAGTAGCCACTAACAGTCTATAGTGTTCAGGTATTTCTACCATCATTTCAGGTGAAATCTAGCTGCTATCTTGAGCTATAACCGTACCATCTTCCCACTTAGTCCAATCATCTGCTTTTAAATATTTCTTAACATTATCACTATTGTTAATAGTACACCCTCTCATCTTACTCTGGATAGGAAGTGTTCTGTGCATTTCCATATTACCAGTACGTACACCATCAGGACTAGAACTATTAGCTAAGTCAAACTTAACTCCATACCATAGTTCATTCTCATTTCTACTGAGCTTACCAATCTCTTCATCAAGAGTAACAGCAGCACTTATAGCACTAGGGCTATCTGCTAAGTAATTAGTACTCGATAAGTCAGGCATTTCATTAGCTTCAGTTAAACCTACTTTATCATTTACTTTAAGTATTGTACTTCTAAGCTCTGTAATATCTTGATTTAAAGCTGTTTCTAAACTATCAATATTACCTTGCAATTCTGTATCCTTAGCTTTAAGCTCTTTTACAGCCGCTTCCCTTGCAACTTTTTCATCATTAATTGCATCAGGAAGAGTTTCATTAATAGCTATTTTCTCAGCACCGGTCATTAAACCAGCAACAGTATTAGTAGCAGGAGTAATAGTAATATCAGCTAAAGTAGACTGTACATATTTACCGCCGCTCTTTTCTACTCCAGTAAGACTAATAGTGATATTATTAACATCAGTCTAGTCTAATTGGAATGTACTCAGCAAGTTATTAGGCATAGAGTTAACTACATTCTCCATAGCTTTACCCTTACCACCGTCATAAGCAGTACCAGTAATGTCACCAATAATAATAGCATTAGAATCAATGTGTACCCATTGTGAACCAGACCATCTAAATTGATAGCTTACTTCACCAGGAGTTACATTGACATATATTTTATCTCTTTCACCTACTATAGGAGTTTCATGTTCAGCATCTGCATATAACTGTATATTCTAAAGTACTCCAGTAGGAGATACAGTATAAGTAGCGTATGCATCCATTACATCATCAACATATGAAGGTAACTGACTAGCAGGTACTTTACCATTACCATCAAGTTCAGCAAGACCATTAGGTTGACCCTTTAATGCTTTGAAGTCTTGTAAGTCTTCATTTACATCATCAATCTTAGTATCCAGTCTATCTACTTGAGCTTTTACAGCAGCATCACCTTTATTAATAGCATCTACTACACTAGTACCTTTGAAATAGTTATTACTATTGAGATTAGGTAAAGATATAATATCACTATCTTTATTATAATTTAAACCAACAGACTGTACTATTTCTTTAATGTGAGTCCATTGGTCTACATTAGCATCTCTGTTTAACGGTATCCACTTCTTAAGATCAGGACTGTATGACTTAATAACATTACCAGTACTATCTGTTGCTAAGTCAATCCAGTAAGAAACCTCTTTAGGATTTGGAGCATACTTAGATGCTATGAAATTAGGATTTTCTTGTTTAACCATATTTGCAAATATTTAATAATTAAATAATCTCCTGTTCTGGAGTATTCCATTCAGGTGAATTAGTAATATCTTGTTTATCTCATCATTCTTTAAAGAATCCACTAGGAGCGCTTACTTTATTAAATACTACACTATCAGTAGTAGCTAATGATAACTGAGCTCTAGTAACTACATGAGGATTATCTCTTCTAGAGGCATGAGTATCAATATCACCTTGTGCTTTAGTAATTAATTGTTTAAGTTCATTAATCTGAGATTGCAGGTTATTATCCGCATTAGTTCTATTCTAAATCTCCTGATTAATTAACTCAGTAAGATCAGTAACTTTACCATCTACATAAGTCTTAAGTTCATTAATATCCTACTTAATACCATTAATTTCATTTCTAATATTACTAATCTAAGTAGTTAATTCTTCTACTTTCTGATTAATATACTACCACAGTTTATTAACTTCCTCTTTCAGTTCATCTTTGAATTCAGCTAATTCATTTCTGATTTCAGTTATAGAATCATTAATAAACTGTTCTATCTAATCAAGAGCTTTATTAATATAATCAATGATAGCATCTACTTGCTTATCATTCAGATTAAGCATCTCCCATGTATTAGTATCATTACGATAATATCTAATACAACCACCATAATAGTTAGAAGTAATATCAATCCAATAATCTACTTCTAGAGGATTAGGCTATACATCTGATGCTCTAAATCTAACTATCTCTCTCTGTAACATATGTTATGCTTTAAATGTTGTTATTTTATCTTCTGTTCCATCATCATATACATCTATATGAACCCATGATACACCATCCTCTAAACGTACTTTACATGGCAATAATAAAGGTTTAGCCTTTATTATCTCTCTTATTTCTTCTGCAGTCTTATCATCACAAGTAAAGTCAATAGCATTTCCTGTAACGTGACTACTAACATATACACTTTTCTTACTCTTTACTAAAGGACACAGGTTACAACGCATACCTCTTTGATGCATATTACCAATATTGATATGCATTGGCATTCGTAAAACATCAGTACGTAGACACAGTAACAC